CCCCACCCCCGTTCGCTCCGGTGTAGTCCATCATAATTTCGTCCCCACCCCCCCCCCCCCCCCCCTTACGGCCCACGAGGCGCCGGTCAAGCCTCGGACCTACTCCAAACGGAGGACCCATGATGACGACGTTCTCACCCGAGCAGCAGGCGGAGGTGGACCGGATCGTCGGCGAGCGCCTGGCGCGCGACCGGCAGACCCGCGTTACACATGAGCCGCGCACCTACGGCCTTCACTCGCCGCACTCGTTCTACGGCGACTGCGCCGTGCGCCGGTATGAGGATCTGCTCGGGCACCGGGCGGCTGTCGAACGGCTGGCGCGCTACAGCCGCGAGCTGGGGCATGAGATCGACCAGCGCTCCCGTGAGGGTGTGCGGGCCGAGCGGATACTCCGTGCGCGGGAACGCGTGGGCGATGAAGGCGAGCACCGGGCCCGCACGAGCAAACTGCTTGCGGAGCTACGCGGGTTCGGCACCGATGGCGGCATCAGCGCGGCGGCGGCCGGCGAAGCGGCGTCGTTCGTCTCGCCGGCAGTGCTGCTCGCCGAGTGGGCGCCGTTCCGCGGGGCGCAGCGAGTGTTCGCCGACGCATGCCGGTCTCTGCCGCTCCCGGCGTTCGGTATGAAACTGTACGTGCCCTACGTCAGCGGCACGGATGCGGTGGGCGAACAGCCCGAGGGTGGCGCGGTGGCGGAAACCGAGCCGACGACAGCACTCGAAGCCTCGCCGACGGTCGGCACCGTCACCGGGCAGATCACGACGAGCATGCAGCTACACGATCGCGGCGGAAGCGGCGGCGGCAGCCTCGACGCGATCCTCGGCGGCCAGCTGCACGAGCAACTCGACGAAGCGGTCGACAAGTACGCCCTCAACCAGGCGATCAAAAACGGCACGACGATCGCTGGCAACTCGGGCGCCTACTCGAATGAAAAGTTCCTGCAAGACCTAGCGACAGCACGCAAGGAAATCGCCGACGTCTCGGGCACCCGCCTGCGTGCCACGCATGTGTTCTCGTCAACGGACTTCTACGGCTTCTACACCAGGCAGTTCGACAAAAACGAACGCCCGTTCATGACGCCGCACTTCGTGCCGAGCTTCCCGGTGTCCACTGGCGCCGATGACTTCGACGTAGGGGACGCGCCCGCATGGTCGCGCTTCCTAGGCACGGTGATGCCCGGAGGCGTCGTCTGGATGGCTGACGACTCGATTCCCAATGTGGGAACCACGACCGGCATTCAGATCCTCGTGTCGGCGCCCGCGACAGCGATCATCCTGTTCAAGGACGATCCCGTGTTGACCACGTTCGTGGAAACGAAAGCCGACACACTGCGAGTGATCTTGAACCTGCGGTGCTACGTGGGCGTGGCCACGAGGCATTCAGCGGGGACAAGCATCGTGAGCGGAGCCGCGTACACTTCGCTGCTCCACTAGAATTCGATGGCGAGCGACGGAAAAGAGCGGCCCCCTCAGACGGGGCAAATCCCGGAGGATGGCGATCCGGGCTCGGGCAACAGGCCGCAAGGCGCTGCACGCACGCTGGGACGCGAGGCGACAAGGCGTCCGGGTAGCTCAACCAGCCCAAACCGCCACCGGATGCTCCGCCGGTTCGTCACGCGCGGCGGCGAGCTGGTGGAGATCGAGTCCGTAGTCAGGGAGACGCGGTGAGCGTCATCGTGATAGGTTCCCCTTCATACGGCGTGCTCAGGTCGGGCAAGGCGGGGCATGGCACGGTCGGGTGTGGTCGGGTCCGGTGCGGTGTGGCATGGTGTGGTCGGATTGGGCTCGGTGCGCTTCGGCGCGGTTGGGCAAGCTGAGGCATGGCGAGGCTGGCCGTGGCGAGGGTCTGAGGCGCGGTATGGCAAGGTTCGGGCGAATGTCCGAGCCGGTTGTTCTCGCCAGCCACTTGCCCGATGAGCCGATCTTCGAGTCGCAGCGCTTCGAGGTCGTGCCGATCCTGTGCGTTGAGCCCGAGGACTATCACGCTGGAGTCGCGCGCTGGTGGGGCTCGGACCGCACGATCATCAACCTCGAGCATGACCATGAGGTCAGCGACGAGCTGATCCAGACCCTGCTCGACTGCGACTGCGCGTTCGGAACCTGGGCCTACTGGCTGGGCATCCCGTCGGGTGGCCCGCACTGGGCTCACCGCACAGGCAAACAGCCCCCATGTGGAGGAGTGTGGATCGAGACGGGCGACGAGTGGGCGGACTTCGGCGGGATCGGGTTCTGCAAGATCGAGCCGAGCGTGCGCGTGCGGCCGTTGCCTGAGCAGACCTGGCAGTTCGTGGACATCGCCGTGTTCCAAGCAGTCGATGAGCGGGTGCATGTTCATTGGAAAGCCGACCCGGACGGTAACCTCATCGGTGTCGAGCACCTCCACCGATAGGGAGCGCCCGTTGGATTCGGTGTGGACCGTAGGCGAGGACGTATACGAGCGTCACGATCCCGACTTCATAGCCGCGACATTTGACGATGCGGTCGCGCTCGTCAAGGGCGAGCCGCACTCTCGTGACGAGTGGACCCTCGTGGCCGATGGCGAAGACTGCTGGCGGCTCTACAACGGACCCGAGCAGGACTTCAAGTACACGATGTGGCACATCCGGCGCTTCGATGTCGTTCGCGCCCCTCCCGGGTAAGATGCAAGGAGTGGACTCGACGATCAAGATCGGGCTGGACTCGTCGGACGTGGACGCGCTCATCGAGAAGCTGGAGCGAGCGACGGAGCTTGCGTCGGGGCTCGCTGACCTGTGGCCATATCTCCGGCCACGCGTGCAGGCGCGCGACTACGCGGCGGAGCCGATCACGCATGCCGAGCGCGAGTCCGACCGCAAGTTCTTTGCTGATGCGGCAGCGCCGAAGGGCGCGGTCAACATCAATGTGCCCCCGATGGATGCCGCAGCGATTGCACGCGAGTTCGCTGCTCGGCCACCAGATGCCACCGAGGATGGTTTGACCGACGCCGAGCGCGTCATCAGCGAGCACCTCGTCGAGGCGGTCAAGGCCTTCGGCAAGCTTGATCGCCAGCACCCCAGCGAGCTGCGCGAATTCGTTGACGGCATCCACGCCTGCCAGAACCAGCTCGCATGGCGGATCGTTCAGCGCCACTACCCGAAGGCGTGGCCGATCAAGCCCGTCGAGTGAACCTCGCCGCGTGGTTCCACTGCTGGACACCGGGCGACTGGTCTGAGCCCACGATCGAGTTCGCCGACGCCTTGCAGGAGTCTGGGTTCGCTGGCCCGGTCTTCCTCGGGCTCATCGGCGACCCGCTCTGGTGCGCATCCGCTCATGGCGTGTTCCCCGAGGCGCAGGTCGCGGTCGAAGCCGAGACTGGCTTTGAGCAGGTCACGCTCGCCAAGGTCCGCGAGTACGCGCTCGAGCATGACGGGGCGTGCCTTTACGGACACACCAAGGGTTCGGCGGACGTGACGGACTTCCGGGCGAAATGGCGCCGGAGCATGACACGGCTGGTCGTCTCGGACTGGCGGATCAACCTCCAGCACCTCGACCGCTTCGACGCGGTGGGCTGCCACTGGCTCACCCGCGAGGGCTTCCCAGGCTTCGAGCAGGAGTTCCCCGACGGAACACCGTTCTTCGGCGGCAACTTCTGGATGGCCCGCTGCGACTACCTGCGCACGCTCCCGGAGCCTTCGACACGGAGCCGGTTCGATGCTGAGCGGTGGATCGGGCTGGGCGAGCCGCGTGTGCTCAATCTTCTGCCGGGGTGGCCGGCGGCTAGCCTGTTCGTCACGTGACCTGTATCGCTGGCATCGAGCACGACGGGAAGGTGTGGATCGGCGGCGACTCGGCGGGAAGCAATGGCCGCTCGCTGACGATCCGGGCCGACGAGAAGGTCTGGTCCGACAAGGGCTTCGCGTTCGGCTTCACGAGCAGCTTTCGCATGGGCCAGCTCTTGCGCTACAAGCTGACGCTCGCGCTGGAGCGCCATGAGGTCCCAGCGGACGACGCGGCAGCCGAGATCAAGTTCATGTCCACGGCGTTCATCGATGGCGTGCGCACTGTGCTCAAAGAGGGCGGCTACGCGAAAGCTCTCAATGGCGTCGAGAGTGGCGGCACGTTCCTTGTCGGCTGGCGCGGCAAGCTCTACCAAGTCGAGGATGACTTCCAGGTCGGGCGCGCGAGCGCTGGCTTTGATGCCGTCGGTTCGGGCGGTGACTGTGCAGTCGGCGCGCTGTACGCGCTGCGGCAGCTCAAGCAGACCCCGGAAGCTAAGCTGCTCACCGCCCTTGAGGCCGCCCAAGAGCTGACGCCGTATGTGCGCGGGCCGTTCAAGGTCGTATCGGCGTGACGGGCCACGAGACCAGCGGCTAGCCTGTTCGTGTGAGCGACCGTCCGCGCAATGGCGACGAACCGTGGAGGGAGTTGCCACGCGGGCTCAGCGTGGCGGCGCTGCCCGAGGGCGTTATGGCGTTCGGGCATCAGATGGTCCGAGCGATTGGCCCGGCGGGGGAGCAGCACGAGCTTGTCCAGCAGATCGAGCGTGAGGCGGTCAAGCACAAAGCCTCCAGGGTCTTTCTGAGCAAGTGCTACTTTCGCGTGTTGCCTCAGACCTACGGCGGCGGTGTCCTCGGCGGCAAGATGTTGCTCGAACAGCACTACTGCTACGCGACGTTCACCGATATCGCGGTGCCGGTCCACGTCGAACGTCGCAAGGATGCGATCGGCGAGTACGAGGAGCGCTGGATGATCGAGCCGCCGGCCGAGACCATCCCTTACCGTGTGCTGGACGACTCGTGGAACGATGACTATTCGGCGCGGACGATTCGGCGCTGGCAAGTGATAAGTCGCTCGTGAGGGGCCACGAGACCAGCGTGGTGATGCCCTACGTTCCGCCGCTTCGCCCCGAGGTGGTGCAGGCACTCGCAGGCTGGGATGTGGCGTTCGTCGATGTGTCCGGGAGCGACGAGGCGTACTGGCAACTGCTCGCCGACCTGTGGGCCAAGGGCGCCGGATTCCTCATCATCGAGCACGACATTCTCGTCAGGCCCGACTCCCTCGACGAGCTTGTGGCCTGCCATGAGCCGTGGTGCAGCTTCCAGGTTCCCTATGTCGGCCGGGTCTACGCGGGCCTGTCGTGCGCGAAGTTCTCGGCCGGCCTGATCGCCCGGTATCCCGACGCGCTTGACCGGATCGCCGAACTTGAAGACGAGAGGCATCCACCTAAGCATTGGTGTCGTCTAGATAGTCATCTACAGTCGCACGTGTTGAATCCTGGAGGCGAGACGATGCATGTGCATGGGCCACCGTTGGGGCACCTTCGGGACGACTTGTCGCCCGCGAGCCCGTGGGCGATCGCGCCAGCGCACGACTGCTGGCGGTAAACAATCCGAAACGGAGCTGCGATGGGACTACACAAGCGGACGAACAAGGCGGGCAAACTCGACGGGCAGGCGCCCGAGGTCGAGTTCGAGAAGGTCTACCGGGACCGGATCACCGGGTTCGAGGGCAAGTGCACGGGGTTCGTGAGCTACATCAGCGGCTGCGACCAGGTGTTGCTGCACGCCGGGCTCGACAAGGACGGCAAGATGCAGGCAGGCCAGTGGTTTGACGACGATCGGCTGATCGACGTCGAGGCCGAGGAGCAGGTCGCGAGCAAAGCACGCCGAGGCGCGGACACGCCAGCACCCGTGCGCTAAGCGCCGCAGGCGAAGATGGAAGTCCAGCGCGACCCGTCGTGGCCCTGGCGGCGCCCATGAGCTTCGCCCTGACGGTCACCACCGACGGCCGCGGTGACTATCTGCTCCAGGCCATCGACAGCCTGCGCGTGTCGCTGGACCCGTGGCCGGAGTGGCGCTGCATGGTCGATGACTCGGGCGACCCGGCCTACGCTGCCATGCTGCGCCGATGCCATAGGGACTTCCTGATCCGCGCCCACACGGGGCGACATGGCCTCGCCGCTGCAGTCCGGTCAGCGTGGTTGCTGGCGTTCGCCGGCCGAAGCCGCTACATCTTCCACGCCGAGGACGACTTCATCTACCGCGAGCCCGTCGACCTCGCAGGCATGGCCCGACTGCTTGACGAGAACCCGCATCTAGCCCAGGTGGTGCTCAAGCGACAGCCGTGGGGCGAGGATGAGATCGCCGCAGGCGGCCAAATCGAGGTCGCGCCCAGCGAGTACACCGACCGTGAGGGGTTCGTCGAACACCGGCGTCTGTTCAGCCTGAACCCGTCGCTGATCCGCCGCGAGGCGATCGAGCTGGCCTTGGCCGAGCCCGGCGACGGACTCGAGCGCGGCATCACCGACACGCTGCTCGAGCACGGCTATTCGTTCGCCTACTGGGGTGCGCGCAAGGACGCCCCGCGGTGCGAGCACATCGGCGTGCGCCGCTCGGAGGGCTATCGATGGTGACGCTGATCGGCACGGGCTCGCACAGCCGCGACATACAGGCGATCGCCGCCCGACGTGGCCAGCAGCTACGGGTAGTCGAGGGCGACGACTTCGACGCCTACTGCGGCGATCTGATCCTGGTCGGCATCAATGATCCGCGCACGCGCCGACTGGTAGCGCAGCGCTGGGGCGGCTGGGCGATGCCGCTGATCGACCCGAGCGCCATCTGCGGCGCCGGCGTGGGCATCGACTTCGGCTGCGTGATCGCCCCGAACGCCATCCTGCTCACAGGCGTGACCCTCGGCGCGCACGTCCACATCAACTACGCGTCTGCGCTCACCCGCTGCACGGTCGGGGCGTTCACGACGATCGCCCCAGGCGTCACGATTTGCGGCGACGTCCAGATCGGCGAGGCCGTGTTCATCGGCGCGGGCGCCACGATCTGCAACCTGCTGAAGATCGGCGACGGGGCAACGATCGCCGCCGGCGCCGTGGTGATCCATGACGTGCCCGCGGGCGAGACAGTGAGAGGAGTGCCAGCGGCATGATCGGCTACGACATCGACGGCGTTGTCACGGCGGGCGTTGTCCCGGGGCCGGGATCGGTCGTGATCTCTGGCCGCACCTTCGCCGAGTACGACGACATCTGCCGGGAGCTTGCCCAGCGCCTGCCGGTCTACATTCGCGGCGTCGGCGCGTTCGGCGACGAGGAGGCGGCCGGGCGCTTCAAGGCCATGATGATCCGCCATCTCGGGGTGACGCGCTTCCACGAGGACAGCCCGCCGCAGGTGGAGATCATCCGGGCCGCGTGCCCCGACGTGGAAATCGTGACGCCGTGATCGTCACCAGACGCGGCGTCACCTGGGACGTAGACGAACCGCCCTTCGAGCCGCCTTACACCGAAGGCCCAACCCCCGGCTTCTGGAACGAATGGGCGGCCGACAACTGGGAGCGCGACACGCTGGACGTGATGGCCCGGTTCGTCAAGCCCGGCCAGACGTTCGTGGATCTCGGCGCGTGCATCGGTGCTCTGTCGATGTGGGCCGCGCGCCACGGCGCCGACGTCGTCGCTGTCGAGCCCGACCCCGTGGCTTACGAGTACCTCGTGCGTCACTGCGAGCGCAACGTGCCCGGCAAGGTGCGCTGCGTGCGCGCCGCAGTCGCCGACTATGACGGCACCTGCACGATCTCAAGCCACCCCCAGGGCTGGGCGTCGTCGATGTCCTCCGTGATCCGCTACGCCGACAGCGAGAAAAGCGAGACGGTGCCGTGCTTCACGTTGCAGCGGATCTTCGCCGACTACCAGATCCAGGACTGCTGCCTGGTCAAGATGGACATCGAGGGCATGGAGGCGCTCGTCTTGGAGAGCGTCGCCCCGTTCCTTGCCGCCAAGGGCGTCCCGCTGCATCTCTCCACACACGAGCCGTTCTGGCCCAACCCTGTTGACCCGGCATGGTTCGGTGGGTTCTCGGAGCTGGAGGGCCGGCTCGGGGGCTGGGAGCATGTGGTGGCGGTCCCGTGATGCTGGCCCTGATCGGCACCTCGAAGAACGAGGGCGACATTATGGAGTGCTGGCTGCGCCATCATCTCGCCGAGGGCGTGGACCTGATCTTGGTCGCCGATGCGTCTGACCCTGGCGAGGGAACACGCGAGACCCTGATTTGCTTGGCCGACGAGACGGGCTGCGTCTACTGGCAGGATGCGCCCGGCCCGATCCATCGCCAGCCCGAGCTGATGAACGAGCTTGCGGAGCGCGCGCGCCAGGCCGGTGCAGATTGGGTGCTCGCCTCCGACATCGACGAGCTGTGGACCGCCACGACCCGCGAGTCCGTCGCGTCGCTGCTCGCCGTCTGCCCCTGCGACACGCTCACCGCGAAACGCTACCTGCACCACGATTGGGACCATCGCCGTGTCGAGCCCGAGCGCCTCGGCAAGATCGCCTTCCGCCCGCGCCCCGACCGGCTACTGACCAACGGCAACCACGCCGTCAGCGACCTTGGCCTCACGACGCTGGTCGACGTCCTCGAGATCCGCGAGCTGCACTACCGAGGCTTCGAGCACTTCCTGCGTAAGGTCAGCGAACGCAACGCCACGCTGGACCCGGCCGCGCGCGCCCGCGGCGACGGCTCCCACCACACCCGCTTGGAAGGGATGAGCGAGCAGGAGCTCCGCGCAGAGTACGACGCGTGGCTTGCCGTGCCGACCGTGTATGACCCGATCCCGTCGAGGACGACATGCAGGCCGGGCTAGATCCATTGCCAGCAGATGCGGCAGACGCGGTCGCTCTGTAGTCGGTGACCGAGTATGCGACAGCGAGCACGGCGCCACCCGTAAGGAACGCATCGGAGGACGCGCCCGCGCCACCATTGACGCGGTGAACGCACTGCGTACCGGCAGTTGGCGCAGAGCGTCTCGATTCGCTGCTGGGTGGTCCGATCCTCCCCGAAGAACCCTGTCGGCCAGCCGTAGTAGGGACGCGCGCCAACGTTCAGAACACCCTCCGAATCCTCGCGGGGCGCATAGCCGCAGCGCACGTATTTCTCATCGAAGCCGAGGTCCCATTCCCAGCCGCACTCGCAGCAGCACGGCCCGTCGTGCCCGCGAACGAGATCGCAGCCGTGCGAGCCCCAGTAGACGCGGCAGTCCGGCGCTCGGTCGTCGTGACACCACAGGCGCATTCCGAACGGCAGCAACACAAGCTCGTCTACGAGCTCGGTATAGAACCATCGCCCTCCGCCTGCGGTCTCGCCACTATTGGTCAGACCGACGATGCTCATCGCCGGAAGCATAAGGCCGGGAGGCGCGAACGACATGCAGGCCCCGATCACAGTCCTGACCGTCACGATCCGCGGCCGCGAGTCCCTACTGGCCGAGAACGTCGCCTCCGTCAACGCCCAAACCATCCCCGTCACAGCCCAGCTCGTCTGCTCGCACCCCGTCGGCGACGACGAGCCAATGGTGCAGTACGCACACGCCAAGAACTTGCTCCTGCCTGCCGTCACGACGCCCTGGGTCGCGGTCCTCAACGATGACGACTCCTGGTTGCCGCACCACGTCGAGACGGTGCTCCCCCACCTCGACCACGCCGACGTCGTCTACTCCTGGGACGTGGACGGCCACAAGCCCCGCAAGAACTGCAACGACTGGACCATCGAGGCGCTGCGCGAGACGTTCGCCCGCACGAACTTCATCGACGGCAACTGCCTGATCCGCCTATCGCTGCTCGAGCAGGCTGGCGGCTTTCCGACCGACTGGGAGGGGCCGGGGCCATGGGAGGGCGGCCACTACGCGGGGTCGATCGCGCGGTGGGAGGATTGGCGCTTGTTCCAACGCCTGGTCGACCTCGGCGCGCGCTTCCGCTGCGTGCCCGTCGCCACCTGGACCTACGGCAAGACACCAGGGCAAATCTGTGGATGACTTTGAGGCCGAGCTGATGCGGGAACTCCGCGCGGGGCGCGAGCTGCCGGAAGGAACGATGGCGGTCAAGATCCCCGTCGTCAGGACGACCGCCGGCGAGATACGCATCTCGAACCAACTACTGTATGACCGCTTCGCCTACCGCCCACCGCGTGCGCGGCTGGTGCGCGCCCGGTTCTGGCTGCGCGTGCGGGCGATCCGATCACGCGGGCGCATCGCCGAATGGATCGCTCCATGGCTGCGCGATGACGCGGACTACTGAGCCGCATGGACAGCACGGCCATCCTCATTCCCGCGATGCGTCCGGCGAAGCTTGCCCCGCTGGTGGAGAACATCGAGCAGGCCACCCCCGAGCCGCACACGGTCTACTTGATCGCTACAGGAGAGGTCGCCGACTTCGCGCAACTCACGGGTGCCCAGGTGATCCGCGACGAGGGCGGCTCGTGGGCGAAGCGCATCAACCTCGGCTACCGCCAGACCAGCGAGCCGTACCTGTTCCTCGGAGCGGAGGACGTGCTGTTTCACCCTGGCTGGCTCTCGGCCGCACTCGCGGTCTGCGACGAGAACGTGGTGATCGTCAACGACCTGCACAACCCGCACGGGACGATGGCGCTCGTCGCCCGCGCCTACGCGGACCTCGGCACGATCGACGGGCCCGGCATTCTCCACGAGGGGTACCGGCACAGCTACGTCGATGGTGAGTTGTTCGGCACCGCCCGCTTGCGTGGCCGGCTCGTCGAGTGCCCCGAGTCCGTGGTCGAGCACCTACATCCCGCAGCCGGGAAGGGCGAGGACGACTGGGTCTATGAGATCGGCCGGGCAGCCTGGGACGACGACACGGCGCTGTTCAACGAGCGGCTGCGGCTGTGGACGTGACGGTTCTATACCCGGAAGTCGGGATGCACGTCGCGGATGATGCAGTCCAACTGATCGGCGAGCATCGAGAGGGCGCTCCACTTGATCTCGGCGGCCAGCGTCTCGGCTGATGAGCCGCTTTCCATGTCGCAGCGCTCGGCCGCTCGTTCGGCCGCCCGCTTGACCGCTTCGAGCGCCTCCTGAGTCGCTGACTCCACATGCAAAGCGTACCCGTCTTTATCAACTGCCGTGATCGCGTCACTGACCTGCGCGCACTCGTGGAGTGGCTGGAGCGCGCGGGCCACGAGCGGATCACGCTCATCGACAACGCCTCCACCTGGCCGCCGCTGGTGGACTACCTGTCGCGCACGCCGCATGGCGTCATCGAACTCGGCCGCAATCTCGGCTCCCGCGCCCTGTGGCACGCCGGCCTTGTCCCAGGCGAGCCCTACGTCCTCACTGACCCGGACATCGTCCCGACCGACGACTGCCCGCTCGACTTGGTGGAGCACCTGCAGACACTGCTCGACCGCTACCCGCAGTTCTCAAAGGCCGGTCCCGGCCTGTTCCTCGACGATGTGGGAGACATCCCGTCACTCGCCCATGAGCGGGAGCTGGTCTCCGAGGCGCGAGAGCTTGAGCCCGGCGTGTTCGCCAGCCTGATCGACACCACCTTCGCGCTCTACCGTGCCGGGACGGGGTTCGGCTACCAAGGGATCCGCACGGGCGCCCCATTCCAGGCCAGGCATCTTGGTTGGTATCAGCGTGAGCCCGACGCAGAGACCCGCTTCTATCTCGACCACGCGATGCGAGGACCGGAGGGCACTACCTCCTGGGGCTAGCGGGCCTACCGGGTCAAGCCGGAAGGCGAACCTCGACGCAGAGTCGACCGCCTCGTAGCTCGGGCAGCGCTCTGGCGAGGGTGTCAAGAGCAGCGCGCGCAACGATCGTGGTGTCCCGCCAGTCGAGATCGGGTGGAAAGGCCTCGGCGCAGAATCGGAGATGGACCGTGGTCTGCGAATCAAGATAGGGCAGATCGCGCTCCTTTAGATCCACGAGAATCGGCGTGGCGGCGTGCAGGACGAATAGCCCCGGTGGGATGAGGTCACCCCCGAGCTTCGAGGGGTTGAGGGCACACCATCGCGCGACATCGGGGCCGCTGACCATCGCCTTAACCTCCGCAAAGCTCATCGCGGCCAAGACTACCGGAGGTGCGCCATCGCGTTCTCACGCCGCACGATCACGCATAGGTTCGCCAGCCCGTCGGGTGCCGCGCTCGCGGGCGCCGCTGAGTTCACTTTGTCCGAACGCATGTCCCAGCCTGGCACAAGCATCTTGCCCGAAGCCGTCACGGCCACCTTCAACAGCGCGGGCGAAATGTCGGTCGAACTGCCCTCGAACAAGGACGCCGAAACGACGCCCGGCAACACGCAATACCGGCTCGACCTGCGCGTCGTCGGCCAAGACCCCCAGACGTTCTGGATCACCGTCCCGACCGGCCCCGGCACGACAGACCTGTACTCGCTGCTGCCCCTCTCAGACCCCGGGAACGCCTACACCTACGACACGAACCCGCAATGGGCGACATTCGTTGATGTGGAGGCGGATGTAAAGCCCTGGCTCCAGTTTGGTGATGTCCCCGAAGCCGGCGAAGAGGCCAAGCTCAAGATGGTCACCGACTCGGTGTGCTGGGACCTCCAGAGCTACCTCGGCCGTCCCCTCGGCCCGTCGCTGTTCGCCCGCCGTTTCTCGCAGTGGAGTGGCAACACGCTGATGCTGCCCTACTACCCGGTCGTCGGATCACCGATACGGGTCGCTGAGTTCTGGGGCGTCAACGGTGAACACTTGCTCGAAGAACAGACCCCCGAGCATCAAGGCTCGAACGAAATGTACACAGTAGATCCGCTGCGCGGCTACATCGTGCGCTCATTCCAGGGCCTCGTGCCGCGGCCGTTCTTCCCCGGGCTGCGCAACATCGAGGTGGTGTGGACCGCTGGGTATGACCCTCTCCCCCCGCCGGTCCGTGATGCCGCGTTGAAACAGATCGCCCATGAGTGGCGCAAGGAGCAGCAGGCCTCGCGAGGCGGCGGCGCTCCAATGATGCAGGGCGAGCATGGGGATATCGAACCCGGCCTCTTGCCCGACATGCTGCCCGAAGTGAAACGCAAGCTCGGACCGTTCGTCCAGGTAGGGATGGGCTAGCGCGATGAGCGAACCGACCTTCATCTCCTCCGTCCCCGGCATCTACGAAGGGCTGCTCAAGCTCATCCGCGAAGCCGCGGCCGAACAGTCACAGCCGGTCAGCGTGTTCCCGGCGGCGCTCGCCCAGTTCGAGCCCGCGCGTTACATCATCGTCGGCCCGATCAAGGGACCGCGCTATGACTGGCACGCCCACCCGATACAGCTCGAAGAGGACTACGAGATCCAGGGCAAAGCGACCGTGTTCTCCGGGGAAAGCGCAGCCACGAACCAGACCCTCGCGGCGGAAGTGCTCACACAGACCTTCGAAGTGCTCGAAAAGTGTGTGATGGGACCGGCGATCGCGAACCGGGACGCGCCGACGTTCGGCACGAGCGGCCCCAACGCCCAAGTCATGTTTCCGATCCAGGCCGACTACGAAGCCGGACTCGACATCATGGCCGGCCAGCCGAGCGGTTGGGGCGGCGTTATCGACTGGGCGTTGACGTTCAAGGCGATCATCAACCCGGCCCCATATCTCCCGACGTAGGAGGATTTATGCCTCGCCTGTACAGCCTTGACCCCTTCCCGGTGGTCCCGAACATCCACGCCCCAGCCGTGCTCCCCGGCGATGGCTATGACTTCACCGACGAGCAGGTCGCGGCCGGCATCACTGGCCAGTGGTCAGAGAACGATCCGCGCGGCCCCGCGCCGCAGGTGAAAGTGGAGACAACCGCGCCCGCGACGCCGACGGCACCGGGGCCGACAACCGAGCCGGCACCGCCGGAGAAGGAGTAAGCCAGCAATGCCTACCTACACGGCTGGGTCGGGCCTCGGGGTATACGGGGCCTTGTCCCGCAAGAAAGAATACACCGGCGCGTTCGTCACCCCAACACGAACCCTGTATCTGAAGACGTTCAAACCGACGTGGGACCCCCACTTCGTGCAGGGCGGTCCCTATCTCGGCTACGGCCGCATCGCGGACATAGGCTCGGCGCACGTCAAGGTCGGCACGGACGCGAAAGCGACGCTTACCGGCGACGTGATGACCTCCGCACAGGCGCTGCTGCTCGCGTCGGCGTTCGGATGTAACCCCACGCTGAAACAGATCGGCACGACATCCGCATACGAACTCTTCCACACGCCGCCCGGTGGTGCCGCAGAAGCCGGGCTCGTGCTCGAAGCCCCCGAGAGTCACGACGCAGAAAAACTCTCCTCATTCCTCGACATGCAGATCGGCGTGCCGTACACCAACGCCGAACTCAACCCCCAGAACTACAAGTCCGGGGTGGTCATGAAGGCCGAGTTTGTCTTCGACCGCATGGGGCTCGTCAGCTACAGCTACGACATCGACTTTCGTGCTGTCGAACCGTCGGGCGGGACGCTGATCGTGCCCTCCGCGACAGTCGCCGGCGTCCCGTTCGCGATGAACGAAGGCAGCTCGGCGTTCAAGATCGGCGCCCCGGGCAGCGCAGTGGCACTCCAGGGTGTTCGGAAGATGACGGTGACCCTGGAGCACAAGCTGGCGACCGACCGCTGGTATCTCGGAGAAGCCGAAAAGTCGCTGCCCGTGTCGAACGGGCTGGTCGACATCGGCGTGTCCGTCGAAGCCGACTACACCGAATCAGCGAAGAACGTGTTCGAAGGCTTCCTGAAAAACGAACCGAAGGAAATCATCGCCGAAGCGTTCGGTGCGGAAATCGGCTCGTCCGGCAAGAAAAACACGTTCACGTTCAAGATGCCGAACGTGTTCATCAACAGCGGCGCCGAGCCCCCGATCGACGGGCCGGATATTATCCGCAACACGATGGCAGCGAAAGCCACCATCAACGCGACGAACGAACCTGTCGTGTCCGCGACTTTGGTTACAGCTGATAGCACGTTTTGAGCGGACCCGTCTGCTCGCCGGCGCCAGCGCGTCGGATTCTAGGACTTGGCGCCTTCGGGCGCTGAGCGCGGCGGCAGCTATGCCCTGACGCCGCGTCAACTGCACACGTCCGCCCGGCATAGGGGCGGAGGGAGAAAACACGATGGCTGATTTCAAGCTCACGGTCGGCGAGGACGAGTATGTGTTCTCGCCGGAGATGCTCACGCAGTCCCGGCTCTCCAAGGTCAAGGAATGGTATCCGCAACGCGGGCCCTTTGAGCCGCCGATCTACCGATACAACGACTTCATCACAGCGTTCTTCGATGGCGACCCGGATGCGGCGAAGTGCGCCGTGTGGATTGCCAGGAAGGCGGCGGGCGAGCCGAACCCGCCGGAGCCGCAGCAGATGGGGGACTTCTCGCTGGCACAGTGGATCAAACCCGGCCAGACAGCCAAGGCCGAGGAGGAGGCAGAGGCAGAGGTAAACCCTACTACCGACCCGCCCCCGACCGCAGATACAACGGAGACCCCGACGAGCTAAGGGGACGGCACCTCTGGGACGTCGCCTACGTCTTCAAGTGGAGCCCGCAAGAAATAGGGGACCTCTGGTGGATCGATTTCGTGACGAGCATCTTGTTCGCTGAGAGTCTGATGAAGGCCGAGGCGCAGAAGGGACTGTAAATGATCGTTGAGTTCGACACCAAGCAGTTCTCTGCTCTCGTCCGCGGCATCCGTGCATCGGGACCTGCGGGTAAAGCTGCGGTGCGCACAACGATGCGCGAGAGTGCGGAGATCGTCAAGGCGGAGGCTGCGCAGCGGGCATCGTTCTCGTCGCGCATCCCCGGCTCGTTGACAGCTCGGGCAACGGCGACGAACTTCAAGGTGTCTGCCGGCGGCGAAGCGGCGCCCAATGCTGCCCCGATCGAGAACAAAGGCCGCGGGCACGTCCGTCACCCTACGTTCTCGCCGCGGCCCGGCGTCCCAGAAAGGGTCGGCTGGACAAGCCAAAACAGCCCTCCGGCGTTCCTCTCGCCGGCGCTTGAGGCGAAGGAGGAGGAAATCGCCGAGCTGATCGCCGACCGGCTCGTGAAGGCGATAGCCGACGCGATCGGGGCACGCTGATGCCAGTACGTACGATCACGATCGTCGGGCTCGGCGACTTCAAGCAGCAGCAGGACGAACTCGTGCGGACCGGGGTCATCGCTGACAAGTCGGCTACCACGATGGCCGACTCGTCGAAACGGGCTGGCGCGGCAGCAGCAGAGCAGGCAAAGCTAGCCGGAGACTCGGCGGACAAGCAGATCGCGGCTGCGGCTCGCGCTGCTGCGGCGTACGAGAAGTCCCAGGAGACGATGAGCCGGGCGGCGAAGGCGGCCTCCCGCGCTGCTGTCGAGGCAGGCAAGGCGGCTGGTCTGAGTGCCGATCAGCAGGTCGCGGCCTCGAAGCGCACCGCAGCCGCGATGGACGCGCACTCCAAAGTCTCAAAAGTAGGAGGGGCCGTAGCGCTCGGCCTCGCTGGAGCGGCCGTGGAGGCAGTGAAACTCGGCATGGCCTACCAGACGGCGCAGGCGTCGATCCAGGGCGCGACGGGCCAGTCGGTGAAGTCGACCGAACAGCTCACGGGTGCCTTCAACACTCTGGGCACCGGGTCCCAGGCGGCGGTCGGCTCAGGCATGCAGATGGAGAGCGCCTACGCCGGGGTTGCCGGCCAGTTGAAGCTGACAGAGGGCCACGCGCTCTCCACCGCAGAAGCGACGAAGTTCAGCGCAGCGGCGAACAATCTGGCGGAGAGCGGCGCGGCCAGTCTCTCAGAAGCGTACAGCGCGACGGCGAAGGTGATGCAGACCTTCCATCTCTCCGCAGACCAGGCGGCGGGAGTCACCGACACGCTGTACAGCACCTCGAAGGCCGTCAACGTACCCGTCGAACAGATCGCCTCGGCGATGGGCAAACTTCACGCCGGGCTGGGTGCCGTCGCACCGTCGATGCGGGACGTGTCAGGGCTGATGGTTGCGCTCGGCGGGCGTGGGCTGACGGGCGGCAAGGGGATTCAGGTTGTGAGCAGCGCGTTCCAGACGCTGCTCGGCAGCTCAAAGCCGGTCCATAGCGTCCTGAAAGACCTCGGCGTCACGCTCACCGACTCAAGCGGCAAGTTCATCGGGATGGAAAAGGCGATCGGCCTGCTTCAGCCGAAGCTCGCGGCGCTCCCTGAAAGCGAGCGCCGGTACGCGGAGCAGACGCTGCTAGGCAAGGGTGCCACGGAAAAGCTTGGGCAGGTGATACTCGCCGGTGTCCCGGCGTTCGAGGCGGCGACCGCGGCAGCGAACAAGCATGCGGCGGCCCAGAAAGCCGCGGAAGCGCAGGCCAAGACATTCAAGGATGAGATGGAGGCTATGAAGCACACCGTCGAGACGCTCGGCGGTGACCTCGGGCTGATCCTGATCCCGCCCCTGCAGAAGGTCGCGACAGTCCTCCTTGAAGGCATCAGCGTGCTCGAGAAGCACAAGGATGCGTGCATCGCGCTCGGCGCGGTCATCACCGGCGTGCTCGGCACGGCAGTCGCGGTGTTCGCCTACGACAAGGCAGTGGCGTTCGGCAAGGGCGTGACGCGAATGACGGAAGGGCTGAAAAGCCTCGTCACGAGCTCGAGTGAGACTGCGGGGGCAGTCGAGGCCGACCAGGCGGCGCAGGCCGCGGCGGTCGAAGCGAACGCGGCGAAGATGCAGGAGGCGAACGCTACAACTGGCGGGAGCTTCACGGCCGTTGGCACGGACGCAGCGGCCGGCGAGACAGCCGTTGCCGGTGCCGTCGGCACGGAGGCTGGCGCCGTCACCACGGCGGATGGTGTCATCGAGGCCGACAACGTAGCTGCGGGTGCATCCTTTACTGCCCTGCTCGGGCCGATCGGCCTGGCGGCCGCCGCCGCTTACGGGGCCGTGAAGCTGATGGAGAAAGTCACAGGCGGACACGTCGACGAACTGCTCGGCGGCAATCAGCCTGGGGAATCGACCAAGGAAGGCAACGAAGGCGCAGTCAAGGGCCAGCCCTTCTCGCTGAAGTCGGGTGCGAACACTACCGCTACGAGCTTCGCTCAATCTGCGCTCGGCGCACTTGGAGCCCCGACGACGGGAAGCTCTCTCAAGGCATTTGAAGCATGGGAGGCGCAGGAGGGCGGCAACTGGCACAACTCCGCCAAGTACAACCCGCTTAACACGACACTGAACATGCCCGGTGCCGGCAACACCGGCTCGCAGGGCAACATCAAGGTCTACAAGGACTGGCAGCAGGGACTCGAAGCGACAGTAAAAACCCTGCAAGGCAGCTCATACAAGACCATCGTCGCCGACCTGAAGAAGGGTGCCAGCGTCTCAGAAATCGAGTCGGCGATCAACGCCAGCCCGTGGGGCACTCACTTCTCCAACACCGCCGGAGCCAGTCAGTCTGCGACGGGCGGCACGCACCTGTCAAAGTCCCAGATCAAGCAGGCCAGCGGCGGTGATCCCGCGCTTCAGCAGGCGATGGAAGAACAGGCCGGGCTGATACCCAAAAAGAAAGCGCCCGAAGCGGAGAAAGAATACCTCGGCGCCAACAATCAGATCGTTGACGAAACGGCCGCGCAGCACGCACATAAGGCGCTGCTCGAAAAGAAAGCCAAGGCTGAAGGCAAGGAAACGACTGCGGCGATGGGCATCCCCGCAGGCGTCGTGACGATGCTGAAGACAGCGGAAGCGCTGATCGGGGCACCGTACAAGTCCGGCGGCGGGCATGGCTCATCTGCCGACGATCCGATCGCGATGCTGAAGCAGATCGGCATTGACTGCTCGGGGTTCGTCTCCAAGGTGCTCTCCTCGGGGGGCGTGCCGGGCGTGTCCGGTCTGACGACGCAGGGACTGTCGAAGAATCTCGCCAAGGGACCGGGCAAGTATGTGACGGTTGAGGACCGCCCTGAAGGTTCGCAGGCGCACACGATCATCGACGTTCTCGGCAAATGGTTCGAGTCCGGCGGCAAGCTTGGCGGTGGTGTCAAGGCGTTGACCAAGGCGCAGGCAGGCCAGGAGCTGGCCGGCGGTGGCTTCGAGGCGTTCCACCCCGCCGGCCTGAACGCCGCTGTAAAGGGCGGCGTGTCCGCGACCGGCCTCAAGCAGATCACCAGTGCCGCGGAAGCCGCCGAAAAAGCGGAAACGAAACGGGTGACAGCGCTCGAAACGGCAGCAAAAAAAATGCTGGGCGAAACCACGCCAAGGGGGAGCCTGGCGAGCGCGAACCAGTCGGCTACCGTCCCGCAGCTCGAGAAAGTGCTCGGGGTTACAACGGGTGGAGCGATCGGCAAGAAGCTCTCGGGACTCCTCGGCGGTTCCGGCGGGCTCTCGCAAGGCACTCTGGAGCACGAGATCATGCCGGTGCTGGGAAAGAGCAGCGAAGCGTCCGGGACGGGCAAAGCCTTCGACAAGCTCATCTCAGAACTGAAGGGCGTCCACACCGCCGCGACGCAGGCGATGGTCGTTGGTCTGGAGCAGGCTCACAAGCAGGCGCTTGCGAACCTTGGCCGCGAGCTGTACGCGGTGACGCAGGAAAAGGAGGCGCAGCAGCTCACGAACGAAGCGACCGAGCAGAAGGACCGTACCACTCAGGCTGCGAACCTCGCCTCGAAGGAATTGCAGGTCGCGAAGGACACCTCGACACAGGTCACGGACGCGATGAGCGCCTCGGCGACGCAGATCGACGATGCGACGACGATCATCAAGGACTCGTTCGCAGAGATGGTTGAAGCGGTCTCCAACGCCACGCAGAAGATGGCGGACATCGCCTCGGGTGAAGTCACCGCGACCCAGGACACGACAGCCACGAAGATCGCGGAACTCGGAGAGCGCGGGAAGTACGGTCTCGAACTCATCGCACAGAAGCTCGAAGTCCAGCTCGACCAGATGAAGGAGACCTACGACGTCCAGATCCAGCAGGCGAAGATGGCTTTGGACCAGGCGAAGATTTCAGGACAGGCGCTGGTCGCCGAGAAGCAGCAGGGTATGGACCTGTTGCAGGCCCATCAGGATGCGCTGGTCGGGGTCGCACAGGCCCACTCGGACGCGGTGCAGGTCGCCGGCGACCAACAGGAGGTCACGGCGCAGGGCATCGTCGACGCGGCGCAGATCTCAAGCGATGCTCGCACTGACGCGACCTACCTCGCCACCGTCCTCGTCGCTGGCGGCACGAAGGCCCAGCAGGATGCCGCCAAGGGCATGCAGACATGGGCGACAGCCAGCGGTGCGGCGCTGATGGCCAACGCAGAAGCGCACAACAAAACAGTGGAAGTTGAAGCGAACAGGGCGATCCAGGGCGCGCAGGCAAACGTCGCGGTGGCCACGGGCGAAGCGAAGACAGCAATCTCCAACGCCCAGCAGGCTTTGGCTCAGGCCGAAGGGTCCGCGAAGGTGGCGATAGAAAACGCAGAACTGGGCCTGAGAAGCATTGAAGACACGGCGAAGGTCGCGGAGGCCAAGCTCGAAGGGGAAGTCGCGATCACCAGGGAGCGCTCACAGGTCCAGTACGCGGGTTCGGGCCTGGTGGTCAATCAGTACGGGATGAACCCGAGTGATGCAGCAGGCAACGCAGCAGAGCTGGGTTGGCTGCTGCGAACCATGACGCCGCTATAGGGGGGTCGAGCCATGACGCTTGTCAAGCCCGTTGTCGTCAACGGCGTCACGAAAGCCAACGCCGAACTCTTCAACGAATACGGCAGTGATCTCGAACTGATCGCCAACACGATGTTGGGGGCCGGCGCGATCGGCGAATCGCAGCTCGCCTCGTCGCTGCTCGGGCCGGCCAGCAACAAATACGGTCTGCGCAAGCTCGGGACGGGCGCGACGGAAGCGTTGGCGGGCAACACGGCGATCCTCAGCAAAGCCGAAACGGAACTGATCGCTGTCGAAAAGGCGGCTGAAGCCTCGAGAAAGACTGCACTGGAAGGCGCCCGGGTGGTCGCCACGGCGAACCTGACCCTGTCGGGTCTACAGACCGTAGACGGCGTCACGCTCGTCGAAGGCAACGTGGTGCTCGCGACCGAACAGACGGAAAAAAAGAACAACGGCAAGTGGGAAGTGAAGAGCGGCGCCTGGGTCAGGCCCACGGACTATGCCAACGGTGCGACCCTGAGCCCAGCCGCGATTTTCGTGCCCGTCACGAGCGGCTCGGCATCACACTCCGGCTCGACATGGTTGATCAAAACACCAAGCACCACCGTCACGGTCGGGACGACCGAAACGACATGGGAGGAAAACAGTGCCGGCTCCGGGGTCGTGACGGGCGTTATCACCACGCAGTCACGGACGGCTCTCGGCGTCGAAGCGCTCGCGGACGACGAAACGGGCCACTTCAACACGGCCATCGGCTACCAGGCGTTGCAGAACGCCAAACAGGAGTCCTTCACCTTCACCGCCAAAATCACCTCCGGGTCAACCCAACTGACAGGGCTCACGTTGACCTACGCCGAAGTCACAGCGAAACTCAACTTCGGCGGCTTCCTCTCATGCGCGGCGCACCCCGGAGCGCTGTTTCCAGAAGTCACGCTCGCGATGCTCCCCACCGAAGCCGAATACAACGCGAAAAAAGAACTCACAATGGAACACGTCGCGTTGGAAAGCGTGACCAGCGCGAGCATCCTCCAGCTATGGGGCGCTAGCTACAACACCGTCCTCGGCTACAAGGCCGCCCAGAACGTCACGACAGGCTCAGGTAACATCATTATCGGTGAGATCGCGGGGGGCAGCATCAGTACCGGTGGGGAAAATATCGCGATCGGGACTGAAGCGCTGGTCCATAACTCAACGGAATCGAACCTGATCGCCATCGGGTTTGCCGCGTTGAACGAAACGACTGCAGGGCCAAACATCGGGATCGGCCAGGGCGCGCTGTCCGAGTGCACGACGGGCGTCTACAACCTCGGGATCGGCGCAGGCGCGTTGCAGCACAACGAAACCGAACCGTACAACGTAGTTATCGGGCATCTCTCGTGCAACAACAACAACGGGAAAGCCAATACGGTCATCGGCACTGACTGCCTCCAGAAAGCCACTACAGCATCGGAAAACACCTGCGTCGGCTGGGCGACCCTGTCGAATGCCACCTCGTCGTTCAACACCGCGATCGGCTACTTCGCCGCAGGCAAACTCACGACTGGCGCCAAGAACACCGTGCTGGGCTGGAAGTCCGGTGTGCTGCTGACGACCGGCGAACTGAATGTGCTGCTGGGCTACAACGCGGGCGGCGCGCTGACGACAACCAGCAACCAGCTCTACATCGCCAACTCGGAAACCGGCGAACCGCTCATCAAGGGCGAATTCCCGAACGTGAGCCTACAGTTCAACGCCGGGAAACTCGGCTTCAACAAAAAAGCGCCCGTGACCCTGATAGCGGAAAACCTGGAAACGGGCGCACTGAAAGCCGCGGGGACCGTCGCGCCGTTCGGCTTTGAAACGAAAGCAGAAGTCGAAAAAGTCATCAAATTCGTCGAAAAATGGTCCAAATTCATGCACGAAAGTGGGTTGACGGCATGACCACGCCACGCAAAAAGCAGGTGCGCCTCGTGCGTATGCACGTGCGCCCCGCGTTCGACACGGTCATCGTCTCCGCGAAGGACTGGAGACGCTTCCACGAGCAGCCGCTCGGCCAGCCCGTCGGCTATGACATCCAGCCGGAGATCGTCTACGACGACGGCGAGACGCTCGAGAAGGTCGAGCACCCGGCGGTCCGTATCGCTGCGGAGAACTGGGTGGAGTATGTCTCCAAGACCTTCCCGGCGGAGGTGAAGGCGTGGCAGGCCCAGTTGGATGCCGAGCAGCCTAACCGGGCGCAGCGGCGGGCGAAGCCTGGAGCGGCAAAGACCCGAGCCCGGAAGTAACCCGTGCCGACCGTCGGCGAAGGACTGATCGTCGGCGAGTTCACCGTCGGCGAGGAAGAAGCCAGCGAAGAACTTGCCGAATGGCAGTGGCTTTTTCGCGGCTACAAGTTCGGCCCGAAAACGTCGCTTGAGGTCAGGGAAATCGAGGGGCTCGATCTGCCGGTCGTGCGTTCTGGCGACAGTGGACGTCCGCGCGACCAGGGCATGTTCATCGGACTGGACGTGCTCGCCGGACGCGAAATCACGATCGAGGGCGATCTGCAGCCGCCTTCCTCGAGCTTCCAGGCAGCGTGGGAAGCGCTCGCGACCGCGACGGTCCCGACGGGCACCGAACAGTACCCTCTGCAAGTGCACCTACCGGGCTACGGGGTGCTGACGTGCAACGCGAGGGTCCGTAAGCGCCAGATCCCGGTCGACATCCAGTTCACGCTCGGCAAGCTCGCTAAGGTCACGCTGCTGTTCGCCGCGGCGGACCCGAGGTGGTATGGGGCGACACAGGAGGTGTCGGTCAAACCGCCCCTGTCGGTTGGCGGCTTCACGTGGCCGCTGAAATGGCCGCTGAAATGGGGAGGGGGCGGCTACACGGGCGCGCTGTCAGTCACGAACGCAGGGAACTTCGAGACGCGGCCGGTTCTGACGATCGAAGGGCCGTGCGTGAACCCGTCGATCCAGAACGCCACGGCACCAGGCGGCCCGACGCTCGCGTTCAACCTTACGCTCGGCGCCGGCGAAAGGCTCGTGATCAACACCGACATGCACATCGCGACCCTCTACTCGTCGCCGACAACTCCTGGGTCGGCAAGGACGGGAACTCTCATCGCTGGGTCGAGGTGGTGGACGCTCGAACCAGGCACCAGCACGATTCAGTTCCTCGCCAGCGAAGGCGCGTTGTCAGTTGAATACGCGAGCGCGTGGATTATCTGATGGCTGGCAACCCCTTTGGCTACCTTGCCTATGACCTGCTGACGGGCCGGTTCCTCGACTGGCTCCCGCTCCGCGGCGTGACCTTCGGCCAGCAGTTGAACACGCCCGGCACGCTCTCGGGCACGCTCGACCTCCGCGACCCGCGAATCCAGGCAGCCGAACCGCTCTCCTCCACAGTCCCGAACCGGACGCTGGTCGTCGTCGACTACCTGGAGTCGGTGCAGTGGGGCGGCATCGTGCTGCCCCGCAAATGGAAAGTCGAATCGTCGCCTCAGTCCACCAGCGGGCCGCTCGAAGTGTCCTGCTCGGAGGGTTGGGCGTACTTCCAGAACCGCGTCCAGGCGACCGACTACTCGAGCCCGCCGTACTCGGGCATCACCGGGGCGAGCCCGATGGCCTACTGGACGCAGACGCCGTGGGATGCGTCGTTGATCGCCTGCCAGATCATCGCGGATGCGATCGGCTACTCCGACGGTGCGCTGCAGCCATACGGAGATCTCCTGGGTGGCCTGGAGCTGAAGCTGAACGGAAAGACGCCGGCCGGCTCCGAACCAGCGGCAGCAGAAGGCGACTACATCGCGGTGAGCTACCCGTTTACGTCGATGCAGACCGTCGACACGATCGTCAGCCAGCTCGCGCAACTCGGGCTCGGTGTCGGGTTCGACTTCGGACTGGACATCGCCTACAGCGAAGGACCCGGCTCGCCACCCGTCGGGGCGATCAACATCAGCTACCCAAGACGCGGCAGGACATTCGCTGAAAACGGGCTGATGCTCGATGTCACGACCGCGCGCGGCTACGAATTTCCGGAGGACGGCACACAGACCGCCAACCAGATCTACGAGCTGGGGGGGTCCGGTGCGATCAACGTGTCAGAGAACGTCGTCCCGCTCGAACAGGGCTACCCACTCTGGGAGCGCGTGATCTCACGCGCGAACATCCAGTCGCAGAACATCGAGGGGCTGCTCGAACAGATTGGCTTCTCCGACCTCGCGATCTACAGCTACCCGCCCGTCACGGCCACCGTCACGATCGGCGTGAACGACGCCAACTTGCCCCTAGGGTCCTTCACCGTCGGCGACGACGTAAGGGTCGTGATCCCGGAAACGGCACCGTCCGGCGAAGTGTTTGACCCGCGTTTCGTTGGGGGACTGGATCGGGAGTTGCGCATCATCGCCTGGAGCTGCGAAGTGGCTGACAGCGGCGACGCGACAGTCAAGTTGACCCTAGGGCGCCCACCGCTGCTTCAAGCACTGAACCCTGTGATCTGATGCCCGGCTACGCAGAACCCGCAAATGGCTGGCTCGCCCAAAAGCTCTCCCAGCTCGGCGAAGATATCGCAATCCTGAAGGCGCTGAGCGCGGGAGGACGCGACTGGGCCGAACCAACGCTGCTGAACTCCTGGGCGAACCAGGGGGGAGGGCGGCTCACGGTCGCCTACCGTCGTCAGGCGAACGTGGTGCGGCTTCGCGGTTCGCTGTTCGGTGGTGCGAGCGCGTCGGCCGCGTTTGTGCTGCCGGAAGGGTTCAGGCCAACTGCAGACGCGTTCGCCTCAAGCGGCGGCTACACCACTCAGGTGTCTCCTACAGGCGTCGTGGTAAAAGCGACCGGAGAAGTGGTCTTGTACTTCGATTCATCAGCCACACAGGCAGCGATCGATGGCGTGACTTTTACCATCGACTAAGGTATCAACGCGCGATAATGCATGTTATTGCTACCAGATTCGTGCCCTAATATCACACGGGCGCTAAGCGTGTCGGCTGACGTTGGACGGGGGAGGAGATTCGATGGCCATCGAACGCGTCTTCCACTGCGACGCCGAGGACTGCACCACCCACGTCGGCTCTCTGCATGCCGAGCCAGAGTGCCCCGGCTGGCTGCTCGTAACCGAAACAGGGCACAAGCCCGTGAAGCACCACTTCTGCTGCTGGGACTGCGCCATGAAGTACGCAGCGAAGTTCCCGCCGCCTACCGTGATTCCGTGCGAATAGGCGTCTCGGGCGTCATGGTCTGCCGGGTCGTCGCACAGACTGCCACGGCCGCCCGTTCCGACGGATAGTCCTTGCTCCAGAACAGCAGCTTGCTGTTCTCGTCGTAGAGGCGAGCGTGGTAGCCATGCTCGGTTTTCACGATCAGGAAGTACATCGCAGAGCAGTCTCGAACATGGCGCCGCGCCCTGGCTAGCCGCGTCTACGACGGACGGGAGGTGATGACCTATCGCGGTAGAAGTTTTTGGTTTGCAAGATAACTCTGCCGGCGAAAGCGCGGAGCGAACAAGAAGGGCGATCAACTTCATGCTAAAGCGCGGAGCCACGATCGGCTCCGTGGCCGGGGGCTTGGTCGCCGCCACCGACTTGCAGACCACGTACCAGGGCGCCGGGCTGAAAGTGGAAATCGCCGCCGGGGAGGCGATCGTCCCTAACAATGTCTCGGCTAGCGGCACGGGCTACTACCTCAGACTCTCCGCGACGTCTACGGTCACGCTGCCAGCCGCAAACTCGTCCAATGCCCGTGTGGAAGCGGTAGCCGCCTACATTAAGGACGAATCGTACTCCGGGTCGGGCAACGAAGGGCTCGTCGAAGTCCTAGCCGGAAACGCCAAAGCCGGCGCGACGCTTGGGAATCTCGAAGGGGCACCCGGCCAGTCGGGCGGACCAGCGCTCCCCAAAAACGTGCTCGTGCTCGCATACATCCTCGTCCCGGCAGCCGCCACAACCATCAGCAACGCGGACATCAAGAACGTGGCGGAACGCGCGAACCTCGGCCTGTCGGCGGGGCTGAACATGGTGGACACCTCCTCGGGAAGGGAAATCCTCAACGGAGAATTCACGGAGGTCTCCGCAGCAGTCACAATGACGGTCACGCCCAGCGTGAACCTCTACTGCGGCGCCATCAACCGATCCGGTGGCACGGTCACGATCAAAGCCAACTCGGGGAGCATCTACGGCGACTTCCTGAATGGCGTCTCAGAATTCAAGCTCGCGACCAACCAGCATGTGCTGCTGCTCTCCGAAGGCGCCAACCTGTACATCATCGCCGGGGAACCCAAGCGCGAATTCAACGAGGTGGCCAGTGGGCGGACGATAGGCGAAGCGCACGAACCGAGCGCGACGCGACCCACGTTCGTGACTGGATACGTCACGGTCGCTGCCGGCAAAACCGCCGAAGTGAAAGTGGGCGAAGAACGGCTGTGGGGCAAACTTGCAAACAACAGCGCTATCGAAGAGACGTTTACGGTGGGCTTCTGGATAGGCGCTGGAGAGACCTACAAGATCACGGAAGCGACGCTTGCGTGGCTCACCTACCAGATTTGGTAGTGGCCCCGGTAGGCGACCAGCGCGCCCGTCGGCATGCGGCACACGCCGGCCGCTTTAGTAGAAGGCTTCGCAGCGCGGCGGATTGATCGCGTTCCATAGGCTCATCTCGGATGGTGGACCCGTCTGTGTCTCGGACATGCCAAGGAGGTTGCCGTACTCGCGCACCATGTCGCTACAGAATTCGACAAACCATTGATCCTCGGCGACTTCCGACGGCCAGCGCTTCGAGTTGAAGGTGATCATGCAGTCGGCGAAGGTGCTGGATGGCGGCGCCTTGCTGTTGGGGCCATCCGGTGACTGCCAGGAGGACCAGGATTCGGCGTGGATCGGGCGCCCATAGTAGGCCAGGTAGCTCGCTTCCATCGCTGATGTCTCGGGGGCGTAGGTGATCGTGATAGCGCCACCGCATGGGGTGGCCTGCCAGTAGCGGGAAGCGATGCGCTGAGCGAGCGCCACCGGGTAGTCCTGCACGACTTGCGTCACCGGGTCTGTGGCCGTGTGTGCCCCTGCTGTAGCTGGTGAGAGCGCGAGCGAGACGAGAAAAACAACGAGCGAGACCCTATTCCGCATCGGGGCGCCTCACGATGATCAGAGCCCAGTTGCGACGAAACGGCCAGCCGAACTGAAAGTCAACGTTGCTCGTGATGCTGATGATCGCGTCAGCCGGGTATGGGTCGAGTGTCGTGCAAATGCGTATTGCTAGCGTCTCTTTGGTCCAGGCCTTGAGCACGAAAGCTGCGTATTGACGGCGCGCACGCTTCGGTTTGGCTCGGCTCATTCCGATGCCTCGATCGCGCGTTCGCTGCTGATCATCGATTCGATCTCGTGTTCGTCCGCGGTGGAGGGGTTTTCACCATTCAGCTTTTCCATCTCGCATCGGCTTTCGCGGATCTCGGCGAGATTTGTTGATGCACTGGCCGGAAGGTCGTTGCAATCGGTGGACGCGGTGGTGGAGGTTGGTTCCGTTGGCGTTGGCGTTGGGGCAGTTACCGTGTGGGTGTGCACGACTACATGGGTAACGGTCCGGGTCGGCGATGATGCGGCGCGGGCGCGTACCGTCGTGACGCCGCCTGCGATAGTGACCGTTGACGCGCGAGACGTCGTGGAATGGCCGATGGCTACGCCGACGAGAGTCCCCAGCGCGAGAGCGGCAACGGCGACGAGTGCTACTACCAGCTTGTTCATCTGAGAGTCCTTTCCTTTTCGATCAACAGGAGGCATCTATGTCACTCGGGAACGTCGGCGTGAAAGAAGCGGACGTGCCCGCAGTTGGGGCAGATGGCGGCGTAGAGAGGCATCCCGACCGGCTGCTTCTGACCGGGCTTGGTCACGACGGAGAGGAAGTACGTGTCCTCGGCGACCGTCCGTTGAACATCGAGACCGCACGCCTCGCACCGCGCGAGGAACTCCTTCGCGTCGAGCTTCGCTTTGGTCCCTTCCGGCTGCGTGTCCGCGCCAGGATCCTTGCGGACCCGGTCAGCCGGCATCTCGGCTGGCCGGAGCGGGGGTTGCTCTGAGTCCTCACCCGACACGGCTGAGAGCCTTCGCGGTTGCGCGCACAACTATCGCGCGGGTTGGAACAGGGGCGTAGACTCGTCTGCGCATCGGGAGCTCGTATCTCCTGGTGTAAGCCCCCGGTGACGTCTGTGGCGAAGCCGGGGGCGCTGTGTGGGCGCGTAGTTTAGACGAAGGTGTCGAACAATCGTCTTTACACGAATTGCTGGGCGACGCGAAGTCGTCATAAGGTTTGTTATCGAGCGTCGCCGCCGAGATGTCGAAAACGACGGCTGACGGGCAGCGGCACCCGCGTCTAGCGTTGCGAGACAGCAACCAGAAAGAAACGCCATGCCTGCAACTGCGCCGTTCCACACCAGCGAGGACGAGGACCATCCGGTCTACCACGACAACTCCGCTTGCGCGTTTGGCAAGGAGATCATCGCGAACGATCATCGGGTCGCTGGCGATGACGACCGGGATCGGTGCAAAGAGTGCGCGCGTCTGCACCGTCAGGGGCGTTAGCCTCCCGCCAACGCAAGAACTCTTCGCGGTCACGAACCTCCTGGGCATTCCATGCCTCACGTAGCTCGGCGAGCCGGCGAGGATGGAAGACGATCGACCACGTTGGATGGTCTTCGGGACAGCCGTCCTCGATACGCCAGCTGCGCGTGATCTCCATCACGGGCATTCCGTAGTCGTTCGCTACGTCCAGAGCCTTCCAAGGCTGGCGGCCGATATCCACCGTGGGGTAGGGATAGGCGTGGCCGTCCCCTCCCTGGCACGACTGGCGCGTTTCGATCCCGTGCTCCATAAAAAGCCGCACGACATGAGCGATCCCCGGATCGATGCGTTCGCCTCGGAAATGCTCCAGCGCCCAGGCGTAGTCGCTCTGGAGGTCCAGGTTGGGTCCCTCGCGCCAGCCCGGCTCCCTTGGCGTCTCGGCATCTTCGAGGGCATGCAGCTGCTCGCGCGGCAGACTCATCGCGTCCAGCCACCACTCGGGCACATCATCGCGAGTGCGACGATGCTCTCCGTCGCCGCTCATGCTTCCGCCACTAGGCTTATGTCAACGGGCCACGGAAATAGCCTGCAAATACGCGCTTTCTGCAACGCGCGATAATGCATGTTATGGCAGCGATGAGCCCCGCGAAGCAGTCCCCGGGCGCCCTTGGACGGGGCCTTGTGCCTAACGCCAGACGACTGCTTCGCGGGGCTCATCGCCCTGGGCTGACGCGATAGCGAACCGAGTGTTCGCGCTTGGCCCGAGTGAGCTGTCCTTGTGCGACGAGTTCGGCGAGCTTGCGGTGGACGATGTTGGGGCTCACGCCTGGCATCTGCCGGCAGATCTGTCGCGCGGTCGGCCAGTCGCCGCCGGGTTCGCGTGCGGCGGCCTCAACAGCGTCGAGGACGGCTTGATCTTGGACGGTCATCGCCCAGCCCCGAACAGCTCGGGTGCCATGCGCCGCAGGAGATCCTCGGGCGCCTCGACGTGCTGCAGGACGCCCTCGGCGCCGCAGAATGGGCACCAGCCGCTCTCGGGGAGGGGGTCGTGGTCGTAACCCCAAGCGCGAGGCTCAGCCGGTACGCCCCACGCTCCGGTCTTGCAGTGCGGGCATTCGTAGCTGAGCATCGTGCGGTCGCCGCCGTTTGGCGCGCACCGCGCTGGCGCATCGGACGGGGCGCGGAAGATGCCGCGCGAGACGTAGAGCGCCCGTCGCGCGGCGAGGTCGTCGCCGAGGGCAAGCTGGTCGTCTACCCAGCTCATCGAGGCACCGTGATGGGCTGGAGGGCGGCTCGGATCTCGTGCAGCTCCAGGGCGATTGAGGCCAACGCGAGCGGCGTGACGAGATGCGCGGCGATGTAGGCCAGCTTCTTTTCGTCGGCGTCGGCGTACTGCTCGATCGCCCGTATGAGTCTGGCGTGTACGTCGTCCTGTGCCGTCATGGCGTCTGCTTGGGTGGTTGTGGGCCGCTCTTGACGATCGCGCTGGTGACGGGCGCAGCGTTCGCCAGCGCCTGCGCTTCACAAAGACGGTCTGCGCCGTTCCGGTCGCGTACTGGTAGGTGGGCGTGGATGAGGGCGACGCAGCCGTACAGGGCGCCCGCGGCGCCAAGCACGCCGGCACATAGCGCCACGACGGCAAGGGTGCTCACGATGCGACCTCCCCCTCTGGCTCCGTTGTAGCTGCGAGCGCAGCACGGGCTTGGTCGATGAGCTTCGTGAGCGAGATTGTCTGTCGGGTGGACCGCGCCTCGGGCATATCCAATGCGACGACGAACTCTGCGAACTGCCTCAGCTTGGCCTGCTGGCGCTCCAACTGGATCTGTTCTCGCTCGGCCCGTTCGGCTCGCTGCATCTGCTTGGTGAGGTCGCGGTCGATGACGCGGTAGGAGTCGAGCCGTTCAGCGGCCAGGGCCTCGGCTGCGTGTGCTCGCTGCTCCATGTCTGCCGCTGCCTCGATCGCGGCGACCTTCCGATCCTCGGCGTATTCGGCGCGGGCGACCTGAGTGCAGAAGTCAGGCCATGCCAATAGTCGGCTTGGCCAGTGGGGCACCTCGCCCGCGAGGTTGTACATCTGGATCTTCTCATGCTCTTGCGGATCTGCGGCCTGCTGCTCGACATGACGCTGCTCGACGGCCTGCGCATCCCGGCTGCGAATACTCCGTAGATGGCAATCAAGGTCACTCGGGAAGGTCCATCGGCCACCGCAAGCGCACGTCAGATCGCCAGTCGCTTCATGCTCAACGTCTCTCGAGCGCTCGTAGGCGATAGCGGCACGCCACATATGCAGGTAAGGCGTACCCGACCGAACGTAGTCAGAGGGCAGAATCGCCAGCGCATTCTTGAGCGCAGACTCCATCGCGTCGCGTTCTACCGGCGATAGCTCCCGGTCAGGCATCAGGCAACGCCCCTGCACAGATGCGAGCCGCCTTGGCCAAGCGTTCCCAGCGGGTTGCTCGCCGCAATAGCTCGCGACGCCAATAAGGGCCGGTGGCGTGGTGCATCGGTCCCTCGCCAGGGCGATACGGCGCATTCCACACGACGCCATGAATAGACCGCGCTGCTGCTTCAACCTCGGGAGCGAGAACTCGGGGTTGGGTGTCCTCGGAGGGCATCACCAGCGTGCCCGTTCCTCGGCGAGCGCCTTGGCGTCGGCGAGCTTGTACCCCGTTGCCTGCCTCGCCAAAGCGAAGCGCTCGGGGTGCGAACGCCCCGGCGATTCGCACAAGACGTTCTCGCCAGCTACCGGTCTGGTGTTGCAGGGCTTACCCTTGGCGCCGCACACTGGGCACTTGACCTTGCGCGGCGTGACGCTTTGCGTGGTCATCGCGTGTGCTCCCGTTCTTCGGCGTCGGCCTGCTGCTCGAGCGCGATGTCGGGCCTCAGCGTCCTGCAGCAACTCCATTCGCCGCTCGAACGCTGCCTCGTCTTCGCCGAGCGCCGCGTCAAGCATGTTCGAGTAGTGATCCAAAGCAGCCGGGGTTGGTCGCTGGTCCTGCTCTCGATAGCGCTGGACCACCGCGGGATCTATCAGTTCATGGCCGAGGCACATGGGTTTCTCCTTCAGGTCGTGGAGCGGGCAAGGTTGGGTGCGGCGGCGGACCGAGCGGGTCAAGCCTGCGGAGGCCGTCGCGCCGGCCGGATGCGAGCGCGGCGATCTGGCGGCTGTCGGTGGCGTCGACCATCGAGTCCCAGGCGTCGTGTAGCTCGTGAACGCGGGCTGGCCCCCACTCGTCGTCGAGCGCGCCAGCGAGCCGCTCCCAGCCCTGGACGGCCACGAACCGCTGCACGGTGGGATGCGTATGCGCGAGGGCGGCCTGACGAGCATTGTCGCGCAGCGCGCGGTCGCTCACGTCGCTGAGAAACGTGGTCCCGGCCGCCGCGAAGTGCTGGCGCCGCGCGTCGGCGTAGCCGGGCGCGGTCAGCGCGCGGCGGATGAGCAGCCACGCCTCGTCCCACGTCGGCGCTGAGGGGTCCTGTCGCGCTGCATGCTGGAGCTCGCCAGCGGAGGGCGGGAACTTCGACTCAGACGACCGCATCGCCTGGATCGCGCCGTCGGGCGTAATGCCGTGCGCCTGCAGCTCGGCGACGTAGGCGGCGATCGCCTCACGCCCCCAGCCGGCGACCTGCGACGGCCATGAGCCGAGCAGCACCTGCCCCACGTCCATCCAGTCGCTCACGCCGAAAACCCCATTGCTCGCAGCAGGTCCGATGGCGACTCACGCCGTGCGGCCGCAGCGGGCCTGCCGATGAAGCTCTCCAGCTTGGTCGCGTTGCGGCAGATTAGCTCGATGTCGTCGAAGCGCTTGCCGGCCTCGTTTACGAATGCGCCTCTTGCCGCACCGTCGATCGCTTCCTGGATCTGCGGCGCCGTGAAGCCTTCGCGCAGCCGACCCTCGATCTTGCCGCGCCGCTCGGGGCTCAGCTTCGCCTGGGGGTGCCCACATTGCTCTTGCCAGTAGGCGAACAGCTCGCGGACGCCAGTAGTGCTAGCCGTCTTCTCTCGGGCACGTGGCAAACGCCACTCTGAGACGGCCGGAAACCCTTCGCGGCGGTCCTCGACGCCGAGCCGCACGCGCGCCCGCTGTAGCGTCCGTACGGCGATGTTCTCGGCCTTCGCTCGTGCCTTGATCTTCCCGCTCGCCACCCATTCGCCGTCGGCGAGCTCACCAGAGAGCCATTGGGCCGCAATGCCACAGTTGTGCCCAGTTGTGCCCAGTTGTGCCACAGTTGTGCCAGCGGTTGTGCCACTCCCCTGAACCCTCGTGGTGTCCCTCATCGCCTTTCTCGCGTTCTCCGTAATCGCTCTACTCACTGCTCCACGCTTCCGACTCTTAATGGCGCGTCGCGGTTGAGCCTGACGCTCCGACGATCGCCGCGTCGGGCTCAACTTCGCATTGACCGCTGAGAACTTCATCGGGAACTCGACAGCTTTCCGCAACCAGCGGTTTCGTCTCGACTCCACTCTTCCGGGCCAGGAACGGCAGCATCCGAGCGAGCGATCGCCTCGTCTCGCTCTGCCACCCACACTTCGACGGCATCAAGCGCGTAGCTCGCTTCGCCGCGCTCGACCGCTCGCTTGACCGCGTCTGCGACATCCTCGGGGATGACCCGCTTCTTCGGTAGGCTGCTGCTCGTCACGACGACTCCAATTCGTTGTGGCCGGGCGCCCGTGTGAGACCGGGCGCCCTTTATGCGTCTACTGCGAGACTACTCCGACCCAGGCAAGATGTCAATTGCGTGCGCAACGACCGTCGGGGGCGGCGCAGTCGTGCGACTCGCTGGTAGGCTCAGCAGGCATGACCGAACTCGAAGATGGCCGAAGCGTTGACCGGCGACTCGATGACCTCGAGCGAGACCTGCGCGACGTTAGGCGCGCGATACATTCAATCAAGGAGAACCAGATGTCAGAGCAGGAGCAGTTGGGCGCGCTCGAAACCGCCGTCGCCAAGGTCGGCGAGGACCTCGCGACCACACGAAGCACGTTGCAGGACGAGCTCAACACCTTGCAGGCGCAGATCAACGCGGGCGAACAGCCAAACCTCGCCAACCTGACTGCGGCCGTGGCCACGCTGGATCCAGCGGTGGAGGCTCTCGCCGCGCTCAAGCCCGAAGCGGCGCCGGCGCAGCCGACCAGCGAAACCGTTTCCGTGCCGATCGCCGCGAACGGCGAAGGGAGCATCCAGATCCCGCACCCGGTGGCGCAGGTCACGATCACCACCGGACCAGTTACCGGCACGGCGACGCTTTCCGAAGTCGCAGAAGCCTCGCCGCCCGCAACCACGCTGACCATCGTCGGGGCGTCGCCCGAATCGACACAGACCGTCGTCCTCTCCATCGCAGCCGAGTAGCAAACGTCTGGCGAATCGCCCCCGTCTCTTCACTGGAGGGGACGGGGGCGCGCAGCTATCATCCGGGCGCTGGCCGGTGTACTGGAGTGGCTACGCCAGGTGACGGCGCGGCAAAGCGGGGACGACCCTTTCTCGGCGCGCTCTTTGGCCCCGCCGCCTTCTATCGGCTGATCCCCGCGAGCTGGGGGATATCGGACCTGGGGCTGAGAGCGCGCACCACTTCCCCTACGCTGGGCGTCGTGACCACTCCGCAAGGAGCCCGGCACGATTGGCCGGGCTCCAGTGCGCTAGGGGGTCGCCATGTGAGGGTTAGGGCTCTTAGGCGACCCGCGAAGTCTGTTGTCTGCGCGCCTCGTCTGCTAGCCAGTGGCACGGACTGCACAGCCAGCGTATCTCCAGCGGCTTGCTGTAGTCGTCGTGATGGGCTTCAAGGCGCACCCCGGCGTTCCCGCAATCATCGCAGGCAACAGGGCGGATGATGCGTTTCGCCCTGAGAGCGGCCCGTACGGCTAGGCCGGCTTTGAGCTGCTCCGCAGTAGCACGGACCTTTCTACGTCGCTCCGGGTGAGCATCGGTCCACCGCTTCGTTAGCCGACGTGTTCGGGCACGGTAGCAGTCCTTGCACTCACCACGTCGCCCATCGCGCGTTTTGGGGTTGAGGGGAAAGCTATCCAGGGACTTCACTCTCCCGCAAGTTTTGCAAGGCTTTTCAGCCACTTCGGGCGACCTCCGAAGACTCGGGATCGAAGTAGCCGCGCTCAGGATCGTCGGCGTCATACACCATCCAGTGCTCCTGGTGGAGACTGCTGTTCAGGCGACGGTGGCGTAGTCGGTCAAGCGCCTCGCCTTTGTCGGTGCCATAGCTCTGCACGTCGATCGGGTTGCCATCGCGGTAGACGACCGCGAGCGTGTAGTCAGCCATCCTTCAGCCCTCATGCAGCGCACATACCGACGCTGCGCGCTCCAGGAGGGGAACAATGTCGCATCGATCCACTGTCTCACGGCGACCGTGACGCCATTCGACCATGTAGTCGCAGCCCTCGTTGGTCGGGCCGTCCACGACGTGGCCCTGTCGTCCGTCTGGTCGATTCTCCCGGACCGCTTGGCCTATTTCGAACGAAGGCATGGTTTGCTCCTGTAGTTGCTCGGCCAGGATGGTCAGTCGCTTTGTGATCTCACTCGCCATCCCTCAGCCCTCCTGTCCCGCAGGGGCGGCGTGGCCCTCGCAGTATTCCGTCCAGGACTGGCACTGAGGACAGATGTTCGTGGAGATATAGAAGGCAGCGACCGCCGCGCTTACATCCTCGCCGCTGAGTGCGGACTCCATCAGGCCGCATAGCTCGTTGAGCTGGCCGCGAAGCGTGCGGCCGTCGAAGTCGGGTCCCGGGTCTCGGCCTGCCGGCACCCGCAGCTAACCGTACGGTCGGGGCGCAACTGGTCCTTGCGCACGATGGTCTTGTTTCCGCAGTCGCAGAGGCACAGCCAGCGGGAGTGGCGGCCAGTATCCGACGGGCGCGGATTCAGCGCCCAAAGCCTGCCGAACCGCTGGAACGTCAAGTCGATTCGGGCGGCCATTGCTCAAACACCCTACGCTGGGAGGGCCGATGCGTCTGCTGCTGATCCTCGCTAGTAGCGTCATTATGTTTCTGCTCGCCGGCTGTGGCGCGCACCCCTCGCGCCTTCCCTCCAAGCAGCCAGCGAGCACGAAAGTGTCGAGGCTCGAGCGAACTAACTCAACAACGACAACTTCGCCCACGCTCACCTTCTCTGAGCCGAGTGGCCCGAAGTGCGTCACCCGCGTGCCTCCCTCGATGGGCGAATGCGTCCGCCAGGCGATGCAGGCCGAAGGCAAGAAGCTCGGTCTCGTCACGGCCACGGAGTCGCAGTGCGCGGACTGGTCGCAATGGCAAGGCTGGTATCCACAGACCGCGGGCCTTCATTGCGTCATCATCCAGGCCGCGTTCGGGCTGAACCAGGAGCCCTCTCTCCGCGAACAGATCCGCGACGCGCGCGACCACGGTCTCCCCTACGGCGTCTATGACTTCGGGGAGCCCGGCTTCTCCGGCGCCTCAGAGATGGCGTTCACGCACGAGCTCGTGCCTCACGCCCCGTTGGGCTACTGGTTCGACGCCGAGGTGTCCGGCGTGTTCTGGCGCTCCTGCGAGTTCACCAGCGAGGCGCAGGCTCTCGGCGTCCCGATCTTCGGCGTGTTCTCCTACCCCGGCGGATATGCGGCCGGCGGCGGTGGGCATTGCGCGGGCTACCTGTGGGCGAGCGAGTGGAATGTCGCCGGCCCGTCGCCGTTCGGCGGCTACCCCGCATCGGCGATCGTGCTCTGGCAATCCTGTGGCACCTGCTCGCGGTTCGGGGTGACGACAGACCTCGACCAGAACCGGGGGCTGATCGAACTCAACGAGAAACCCCCAAAGCCGAAGCCCAAGCCCAAACCGCCAAGCCGTGGCCAGCTCAAGCGGCAGCTCCACAGCGACCTCGCGACGCGCACGACACTCCGCGCGCTCGAGGCCAAGCACGACTGCCGCAACCCACCCTTCCACCGTCCCCTGCCCGACACGGCCGGCTACCGGCACGCCTGCTACGGCGTGTGGGTCCCGCAAGGCAGGAGCACGGACAAGCAGATCGTCGCCCTCGAACACGAGCTGAGGCGGGCGCTCGCCTGATGTTCATGGTCGTGGCGCGGGTCGAGATGCCGTTGGAGTCCTCGAGGCTCAAGGACTACTGGATCGACCCGGATGGGACACCGCGATGCGAGGACGTGCCAGCCACCACGCGCGTCCACTACGGCCCGTTCGGCAGCGAGAGCGACGCGGCCGAGTATGCGCGGGTGGTCGATGGACGCGTGCACGAGCTGGTGCTGCCGGTGACGGCCTGATGGGCGACGGCTTCAGCTTGGCTCTTGCGTTCGATCGCAGCGGCGCAGACGATCACCCGTTCGTCATGGGCGTAGAGGTCGGCCGGCTGTGGGAGATGCTAAAGGACCCGGAGGGCTTCGAGCAGACGATCCACAGCGAGAACGTGGAGATGGTCATGCGGATCCAGGAGGCCACGGGCCGCGATATGCGCATCGAGGACCATGACGATGAGTGGTGCTTCCTGATCGTCGAGCCCGCCGAGGTCATCGCCTGATGGGCAAGAGCACCAGCTGCATGCGGTGCGGCGCTCTACGCCCTGAGTAGCGCCCGGCGGCTTGCCAGACCGCGACCGGTTCCCAGGGTCGCCGACTCTTTCGGGGTCCAGTACGAGCGGTGCCCCAGGCATCTGAGCTACAGGCGCGCATCCGATCCTACCGGCCCGGCCCGTCGCCTTCGCCTCATCGATAGCCAGAGCGCCCCCGGCAACCACCTCGCCGGGGGCGCCGACCCACCAAGGAGATCTGACCTCCCGATGAGCAATCCCAAAGGGCTACATCAGCAGAAGCTACCTAAACCCTCTAGTTCTGGACCTGGGCGGGGGCGCGTCGTGACCCCGCAGCCTGCGCCTGGGGGAGGCGAGATGGAGACCGACCGCGAACGCGAGGACAAGGCCAAGCAGCTCGCTTATGAGCGCGGCCGGCGTGAGCAGCAGGTCGATAGCCGCCTTGATGGCCATGACAGGCATCTGAAGGCGATCAACGGATCGATCGAGCGAGGCGCCAAGGCAACCGAGCGGGTCGAGGACAAGGTGGACAAACTTTCCGAGCAGCTCCGTGTCGAGGGCGCCGTCTCGCGTGCCCTGGCGGAGCAGGCAACGAAGGCGATCCAGAAACAGGTCTCCACCCGGGACTTCCGGATCGGCGTAGCAACAGTGGTCATCATGCTGCTCGGCGTGATCGTGGCGCTCATCGCGGCGGTGCACTGATGGAGCGCCGAGGGTTCCTCACGGCCGGCCTGATCATCGTGTTGTTGACCGTCATCGTCGCCGCGGCCCACACCGGCTGACTCGGAGGGAGATATGGCACTCATCCTGGCGGGTTCTTTCGCGTAGCTCCGTGTTGGCCGAGTTGACGATCATTGCAGGCAAGCGGCGTGGAGATCCCAAAGACCCCGCGTGAGCAGGCGCGGATACCGCCCCCTGCCGCGCCGATGCCCGAGAAGCCGTGACACCGCTGCTGTTCCACTGGCCGCACTGGACCTACTCGGTGTCGTGGCTCTGGCTACCGGGCGTACTTCCACTCGGATCGCGGCCGGCGATTCGCGTTCTGCTCGTGAATGGTCGCCCAGCGCACATTCCCAGGTTCATACCCGCGCTTGCCGTCGATCCGGTCGAGCGAATACGTCGAGCGGGGAGCGTCGGACGGACCGCCTGGCCGCGGACCTATATGCGCAAAGAACGCCTCGAACGAGTGCATCCACTCTGCGCAGACCGTGATTCCGCGGCCACCGTAGAGGTAGAACTTCTTGTCGTTCGGATTACAGCAGCGGTTCTTCATATGCTGCCATGCCCGGTACTCGGGGGTGCCCTTCTGGCCGTGAGTCCGCGCCGATGGTTTGGGACGCCGCCGCGACTCCGCCAGAAGACAGCCGCAGCTTTTGGCGAGCCCCCTCTTGATGTTCTGCGCGTTGTTCTCCGTGGCGTTGCCGCAGTCGCATATGCAAGCGTAGTAGCGCTGGCCGTTGCGGTCCGGGGCGTCCCCCACAACCTCAAGACGGCCTGAACGCAGGCCGATTGGAGCGGGTAGCTTGGGCTTCATTGGTCAACAAATTGTACATGCCGTGAGCGATCAGTGGCTCCAGCCAGACTCCTACAACTTCTGGAGCAGCGGCTGGGGCGAATCGCTGCTGGAGATCGTCAAGGTCGGCATCCTGTTCCTGCTGCTGCGCCCCCTCTACCGGCGTCTGACGAAGCACCTGGAATGCCACGTCGACGGCTGCACGCACATCGGGTATCCAGTCCACGGGACGGGCTATCGGGCTTGCCACGTCGCCGGCCATCACCCAGGGATCAAGCACAAGCCGGGCGAGGCGATCACGGCCGAGCACATCGCCCAGGCGCACGCCGACGCACGCCGATGACCCCGCTCGAGCTGGCGTTCCTCGCGGCCGCCGCCATGATCGTCCAAGACACCGTGGCTGTCGTGATGGTCCAGGCAGAGGCGAAGAATCTCGGTTGGACCGCGGGCTTCATGGACGCGATTGGCTGGCTCGTCGCGTTCGTGTCGCTGCGGATCTCGATCACCTCCCACGGAGCGGGCGAGATCGAGGCCGTGGTGCTCGTCTCCGTCGCCAACGTCCTCGGGACGAAGCTCGGCCAGGTGACCGGCAAGCGGTTCCTGCGAGAGAAGACTCGCGTGAGCCCAGGCGACCCGCGCCGATGAGGCTCGTCTCATCCTGGGGGGAAGCTGTCGAGGTCGTGGCCTGTATAGCGGGGCTCATCGGTCTCCGTCTGCATATAAGCTGTAACGAGATTCGCTGTATCAGGCGGGAACTCTCGCCGACTGGGTTCTGTCGAAGACATCAACCGAAAGGAACGTGACCGTGCCACTCTCAAGCCTTGAGGCAGCGCTCGCGGCTCTCATCGTCGGTATCGGCAACGCCGTCGTCGCCCTCGGAGTGATCGGGGTCGAACAGGCGACGACCCTGGAGTCCACGATCGTCGGCGTGATCGCCGGGATCTTCGTGCTCGCCAACGCAGTGATCCACTCGGGGGTCTCGCGAGCGACCAGCAAGGACGCGAGCGAGTAGGTGGGTCCTCTCGGCTGCATCATCCCCAAGGACAAACCGCACGTGCTGGCGAGCCCGCTCTCAGCGACACCGGGTGGGGCACCGACGGACGTGCCGGTGGTGGTCGGCTTCAACTGGTACACCAGCTTCGACACGCCGAAAGAGATCGAAGGCACCTTCCACCTACCGGATGTGGCGAAGGGCGAAGACCTCGGCAGCATCCGGGGTGGCCACTGCTTCTGCTTCGAGCCGATGTATTCGGTGGTCTTGGACCGGCGTCCTGCTCAGGTGTTCTACAACCAGGGCCAGGAAGGCGCCTGTGTCGGGTTCGGCAACAGCCGGGCGATCACGATCCACAAGGCCGCTCATCCGATGGCCACGCCGACAGTTGAGCAGGTCGAGGCAGGAGCGAGAGCGGCGTTCTTTCAGGACGACCTCGGCGGCCACATCAAGGGGAAGTGGACGTTCGACACGATTCCCGAGGGGGGGCGCGAGAACTACCGCGAAATGGTCCGAGCGGTGCTGGGCGCTGCCCTCGCTGCTGGCGAAGTCGAGTTCTTCGACGCCTTCTGGCTCTACGACGAAGCCCGGCGTCTCGAAGGCACCTACCCGTCCGGCGAAGGCGCGAGCGTCAAGGCCGGCGCCGAGGTGCTGCTCGAGAAAGGCCACCGGCTCCAGACCGGCCAGCAGGTCTGCACGCGAGACGCCGGCGACGCCGCTCCCTCGCTGATCGATGGGATCAAGACGATCCGGTGGGCCACCACGGTCGAGGAAGTGCTGGCCGCACTCGCCCGGCCCGGTGCCCAGGCGATTCCCTTCGAGAACAGCTGGGGACTTGCTTATCCCTCGGCTGAGACATCGGTGGTCTGGATGCCCGTCGCCACCTTCGCTCAGCTACTCGCTGAAGGCGGAGAAGCCGGGGTCTATGTAGAGGCGTGAGGTAGGATCGCAGATGCGCTCGTAGCTCAGTGGTTAACCGTAACCTTCGGGGTGCGGGAAGAGCAGCGGTCTTTCAAGCCGCAGGTCGCGTGTTCGATTCACGTCGGGCGCATGCCAGAATCGGGGAGGTGAGCATGGCTCCGCTGTCTCTGTGGTCATATCCGGCGTTCGACGAAGCCCTGCATTGGGCAATCCGCACGCAGCGCGAGGTCAAGCGGATCGCGCGCCGAATCCTACCGCCGTGGAGGTGGGTACCCCCCGCGCAGCCGCTCGCGCCCGCGCTCGCATGCCGGGTCATCCACGCGCCGTTCGATGTCGCGCACTGGTTGCCGAACATGCCGAGGGGTCACGAAACCCTGTAGCGGGGCGGCGCCCGCGTTACCAACGCCGATGGGTGTGCCGAAACGCAGCAGGCACGCGGGTTAATTGGACGCAAGACCCCGCACCATCCACGCTCCGGAAGCCCTGTCTGGCCATGCGCTGGGCAGGGCTTTCGTCGTTCAGGAGCACGCGGGCGTAAGATCCCGGCTGACCCTCTCCGGTCCCTCATGAGCGCCCCGCATTGGCCCCCTCGGGGCTGAGGCGGGGCGTTCGGTCGTAGAATCCTTGCTCCGGGTCTCGCTGCCCGAGAAGCAACAGCGAGTGGTGGCCTTGGCTGGAGCCGCGTCTGACTTCGGTCGGGCGCGGCTCTTTGTCGTTCTGGGGACGGAAGGGGCCGGAGTCGAACCGGCTCGCCCGTGTGGACTCAGCGGCTTAGCAAGCCGCCCGCTGACCGTTCGCTTCCCTTCCCTATCGTCGGTCCTGCCCCAACCACCGGGCGCGTCTAACCGGGACGCCGGGCTGCTCGCGTTCGGCGATGCGCTCAGCGCGTGTGAGGAATTCGCTCCGAGGAATGTCTTGGGCTTCGGCGGCTCGTGCTTGGCCCGCACTTTAGATGCGAGCCGGTCGGCATCGATCGTAATACGGCTGTGAACCCAGATCACCTGCCAGCTCTGGTGAACGCGCAGCCGAGCGCGCATCGAGGCGCGGCACTGGCTCGCGCGGTCCTCCGACGCCGGGTCCCAATCGCCCTCCCAGAAGCGCGCGACCGCCTGGCAGTCCGTGGCGAACGTCGCCACGTTCATCCCGCGCTCATGGGCCAGCTCCATCGCCCACAGAACCGCCTCGAACTCTGCGATCACGTTTGTGGGCGTCTGTGCGTAGCGCCCCTCCGGCCCGATAGCCCCCGTCACCGCGAGCCCCGCGCGACCGGCGCGAAAGGACGCGTCAGTCACGACGCTCGCAAAGGAGGCCAATGCTGGCTCATCGCGATCGACGGGACGCAAGTTTCGGCGCTCGCATCACATGAAGCGCCGCCTCGCGTAGTCGACACGACGCCACCGCGTGAGACGAACGGCACCGCGCCGACTGCCCCGGCACCCGAGTCCCAGCGTGCTCACGCCGCAGCGAGCGGACGGTTGCCATTGCTCGTCCAGGGCCTGCTTGAGCAACTTCCGTCTGACGGAGCGTGGACGCGGGCGCAGGCACGGGCGTGGCTGCAAATGGCGGCGCTTGCGTTTGACGTCGTATACGACCTTGGTCCTGACGACGGCCGCCCACTCTGGCCGGCCGATAGGGACCCCCAGAAATGAGCCCACACCCTCCCTTCCAAAAGGAGGTCCAACTTGGGCTCAGAGCCGGGCGGGCAAGCAGCAGGCGCCGCCCCGTTTCGGCGTCTCCACACAAGGTAAGGGCGGTCGTGACAGCGACCGTCCTTACCGGAGATTCTACCTACATATCGGCTGGAACGCCAGCAAAAGCGACCCCCGCACGGATAGCCAGCCTCGTAGCGGAGCTTGAGGGACGTGGCGATCGACGCCTCGGACATGCCCGCGTATGCGAACGGGCAGCGCTACAAGTACAAGGGCGGCCCGGAACGCGAGAAGTACAGCGACCCCGACGCCACCTGGGGGCACCGCTCCGCCGTGTCCACACGGAAGGGTGGCGGCTTCTACGGCTACCGCCTGCACATGGCCGTGTGCGCCAAGACCGATCTTCCGCTCGCGTGGCGGGTCGAGACGGCCAGCATGAACGAAACCCAGGCCGTCGCGCCACTGCTGGACAAGCTGCACGCGCTCGGGATCGACCCGGAGACGTGCGCGATGGACAAGGGCTACGACGCCGGGCGCATGTACCAGGCGTGCGCTGACCGGGACATCGCGCCGGTCATCTGCTTGAAGAAAACCCCCGCCGTCAAGCGCGGCGAGCACAAGCCCCCGACTTGCGAGCATGGCGAGTGGAGGTTCGGCGGGGCGGACCGCAAGCGCGGAGCTACCAAGTGGCGTTGCCCGACCGGGGAGTGCAAGCCCGCGTCCGTGTGGATCAAGGCCGACCGGCTGCACCCGCTGATCCCGCGCGAGACGCTTCGCTTCAAGGGCCTGTACCGTCGCCGCGCGTCGGTAGAGCGCGGGTTCGGCAGGCTCAAGAACGAATGGGCGCTCGCGCCGCTGCGAGTGCGCCGGATCGAGCGGGTGCGGCTACACGCCGACCACCAGCGTGAGATCCGCATAGCAGCCTAGAAACTTCTTCGTCCATCTCGCGTTCTTTTCTGGGGAAAACCCCGAAACTAGGCCGATCTCTGGCATACTAGAAGTTCCAACGGGGATTGAAAACTGGCCGTTGATGTGCTATACGCGGCGGACTTGAACTTTGATCGACTGGAGAACATGATGACGAGCATCGGATTTGGTGGAGGGGAGGTTATTCAAGTCGATCTATCGCTGGATGAGGTGCGCAAACTTCTTCAGGATGCTCTTGCTAAGCGCGAGATGGCTGAGATCAAGGCCCAAAATGGCGAGACAGTCCTCATCAACCCAGAGCAAGTCAAGGTTCTGCAGAACTCCGCGGGCGGTCCTGAGCGCTTTCCCCGGAATCAGGACCAGCTAGCCGTCTAGACCGCTCCCCGACCGTCTTGGCTGGCATAGGGCCTGCCTTAGGTGGCATGATGCCCTCCTTCTGCGGTGGGGTGCCCGTCTTTGATGGGAGCGACCCCTCAACCAGCGACTCGCTGACGGTCATCGTCTTTGTGTAGCCGGTTGGCATGTCGGCTGACAGCTCGATGCCACCGTCGCCAGAGGCTTTGATGTTGAGCTTGAGCACGCCGAGCGCTAGCAGAAAGCCCGCTATCACGAGGAGTACGCCCGCAAGGACGAACAGGATGCGAAGCGGTCCCCAGAGACCAGCAAACACCGCTGCTACGGCAATGAGAGCGATGCCCACGAGAACCATAGCTCCACAGATGCCTATATGGAGCCGCCCCGGGGGGTCTGGATGCATCTCCTCGGTTTCGACCCTCGGTCCAGAAGCCACAACACCATTTTAGGTGCGCGTATCGTTTAGAACAAAGAATGCCGCAATCTGCGAACTATTCGGGCTGCGCTAACCGTAGGCGCAAGGCAACCGAGTGAGCGCCACGCCCAACGGTCGACGTGGCGCCCTGGCGGAGCGTCAGACGACTTGGCCGACCATCTGCACGAGCCGTACGGCAGCACGGGAGGCGAACACGAACCCGTCACTCGTCTGGTAGATCAACCCGGCTTGCAGCAGGCCACAGACGGCCACGTCCGCGTCCCTCGCGTTAGCGAGCTGCCGGGCGAGGTCCGGGACCGACCAAACCGGCTGCCCATCGCCGGGTTCGGTCAAGAGATACAGCAAGTCTCGTTCGGCTCCGTCGAGCCGGACGGCAGGACTCTCAGGGGTAGGCTGGTCAGGCATGGGAGTACACGCTCCTGTGTCATGGCCGGGGGGCAGTTCGCGCTGTCGCCCCGGCCACTTGGTTGATTGGAGCGAGGACCGTAGGCCCCCAAAACGACGGAATGAGCGGCGCTTTCCGGCTTATACAGTGGCTGCCCATATGTGACCAATCACATTCGGAGAGCTGCGCCGTCTCTACGACGCACCGCACACCATCGCTGAGATGGTCGAGATCACGGGGATTCCCTCGACAACGATTTGGCGTCGGCTCGATGTCAGCGGCGGCACGCGGGGGCGCGCTCATCACCGTCGCCGATCCCACACCCATCCCCCGGTCACGTACGAGGTGCTTCGCCAGGTGCAGGCCATGTACGTGGAGCAGGAAATGTCAACCCGTGAGATCGCCGTGGCCCTCGGGATTGATCGCCGATCAGTCGGGTATCGACTCCGCAAGGCTGGGGTCCAACGCCGCGACCACGACGAGGCGATCCGGCTTGCCGTCGCTCGACGTCGCGCAACACCAGCAGTAGCTCCGCCGTGACCTGACCGGTCCGCATCATCGTCTCCATGCACCGGGTATCGACGGGTGCGGCCGATGTCTTGAGCAGGGGCTATCGTGGTGGACACTCAAGGGTGGACCCGTTGGTCGAGCCTCATCTGGCGAGAGCTGGGCGGGGCTCTTTTTCGTTCCATCGTGCGGACTCGCGGGGTTGACACGCCGCCGCAGGCGCGGATACGGTCGTCGTCCGCCCATCTGGCGAAGACACGGCGCCAAGTTGCGCGTGTGATCGGTCTCCGACAAACGCGGGGACGAACCGAGAGAGAGGCGCGATGAATCCTCCGACTCCCACTGACAATCGCCCTGCTACTCGTGGGCGTACAGACGACTACACTTCCCGCAGCCTTCAACGCGACCCCGAGCGCTCGGGGACGGAGTGGTGTTAGGCGGCACTCCGCGCGGCCCGTACAGCCGCTTAGCGCAGGTCACCGTCGACCAAACTCGCTGAGCGCCTTCGCCCTGTGCGTCGCAAATCGGGAGGCCGGCTCGCCCGGCTCCGAGTCCGCGAGCACCGTAGACTGGCATATCGTAGATCCGCCCTATGAAGGCGCCTATCAATGGATGCCTTCAACCTGGGACGCCGCTGGCGGGGGCCGCTACGGCTCGGCGTCCTCAGCGAGCCCCGAGCATCAGACGATCATCTTCGACTATTGGGAGGCGCGAGATCCGGGGGCGTGGCCTTTGAGCGTGCCTGCTTGTGGCGGCTAACCCCGCAAGCTGCGGAAGAAATTGACGCGTTGGTACCTTGACACGTTGCCGGTGATGGGGGAAACTGGGCAGATGCCAAAGCGCATCATGGAAAGCCCGCTCGACGAGGCGTTGGACGCCGCCGGGATCACTGGCGCGCAGCTCGCTGAGCGGCTCGGCATCAGCGTCAGCGAGGTGTCCCGGTACCGCCGCCAGCGGGTCACGCCGTACTCCGCTATGCAGGACCGGATCGCTGCGGAGCTTCCCGGCTGGAACGTCGAGCGGCTCTGGCCCGAGGACAAGGCATGAGCCGGGAGAAGTTCGTGCGTCCATGGAGACTTGAGTCGGCGACCGGGATGTCGTGGAACACCTACAAGCACCTGGACCGCTTGCTCGCTGAGGTAAAGAGTCACCCCGGCCGGTATCAAAGCTGCATCGCACGCAACCGAGAGACGGGCGAGATCATCGACGCCGACGAGATCGCCAGGAGGGTCAGCGCGTGATCGTGTTGCTCGTCATCGGCTGCGTCGTCCTCGTGCTAGCCGGGCTCCTCGCACTCGCCCTGGCTCGCGCTGCGAAGGACGATGACAAGTGAGCGACGAGCGCGTAGAGGTCAGCATCGAGGATGCGCTGGCGCGACTGGCGGTCATCCCCGACTATGACGACGGCAACGGGCCACGGCCCTGCGTTCACACGCTCCGCGATGCGCGCATCGGCCTCCTTGGCGCGCATTGGGGACTGGAGAACGTGCAGGCGGCGATGGAAAAGCACGGGGTTTCCGAGAGTGGCCGGGCGGCTAGCGGCATGCGCCACGGCCTCGTGGTTATCGACGAGACGGGTCCCGTATTTCTTGAAACGAAGGTCGCCTGATGCCCCCGCTCCAAGACCACGACGGGCCGGTGAGCCTCACCGACGCGACGCGAGACGGCTGGAGCGATCGGGACGTCTACGGCGAGCCGGCCGACACAGACTGCGCGGGCGGCGACGACGCCGTCCTCTCCAACCCCGGCGGCTGCGCACCCCTCGCGGTCACCGGCCGGGCCGAGTCGCCCGCGCACACCCTACCTGTAGCCGAGGCGCGAGCCTACGGGAGCGCCGTAATCGCGCCCGCTGGTGTAGACCGCTCTGAGGGTAAGGCAGCGCCCAGCCAGCCGCGGGATGCCCTGGAGGTTGGGGCTCGGCCTCTGCGGCAAGGGCAACCCTGCGCGACCTGCCCGTGGCGCGTGGATCAGCACGCCGACGCGATCCCCAACTTCGATCTCGAACTGGCCGAGAACTTGATCGGCACCACGAGCGACCAGTTGGGCGCCCCACTGTTCGCCTGCCACCAGTCGCGCCCCGGCCGCGAGGTCGTCTGCCGGGGCTGGCTCGTCGCGTACGGGTGGGACAACATCGCGGTGCGGCTCAAGCTCATCAACGGCAGTCTCACCCCGGAGGATCTGACCGCTGGCGAGGACTGGCCCGAGCTGCACTCGACGTTCGGCGAAGTCATCGAGAAGCTGCGAGCCGACGCATGAGCGCGTCTGCGAACGGCCGCGCCCCACGCCAACGCGTCGGCCCGCGCGCCAAGATCGCCGTGCTGCTCCCGAGCGGCTGGCTTTACGGAACAGTCAACCGGGCCGAATTCGACCGGGCGGTCAGCGACCCCAAGAAGCACCGGACATTCCGGCTCAGCAAACGAGGCTGGCACGGAAACACCTCGGTGGTCGACGTCATCAGCTCGCACGTCGACGCGGTGGACTGGCAAGCACCAGCCACCCCAGTGAGACGGAAGAAGGCCGCCAAACTGAGAGTCACGAAGCCGCTCACCCAGAAACAGGCCGTTGACCTCTCCACCAACATCGAATTCCTCGACGAGAACGCACTCGCGATGTTGTGCCTCGCCGCCGGAGTGGACTCGATCGAGGCTCTGAGCCAGGCCACTCTCCCTGCATTTCGGGAGGCGTTGGCTGGGTACATGGACGAGGCGCGAGCATGAGCGCGGAACGCCACTACGGGAACTTCGCGGGCATCCCGATCGCGGAGACATCGTTCCTGCCGCCGGGCACCTGGATGATCGTCAGCGACAACCAGATCATCTGCAGCCCGGACACCTGGCGGCGCATCCAGTGGATGTGGGGCGGTCTGTGGGAGCGGTTCTCCGTCGAGCTTGATCGGCGCACGAGAGAGCGCATGGCGGGGGCGCAGCGGTGAGCGTCGGCAGGCCACCGGCGGAGCACGAGAAGCGCGTCGTCGCGGTCCGCTCGGAGGACTGCCAAGCGATGCTGGACCTGGTGCTCGTGGCGCGCACAAAGCACGTGATCGCCGTCAAGCTCTCCGATGACACGATCGAGCAAGCACCCGAGGTCATCGCTGCTCTCGACGATCCCGAGGTCCACGTCCACTACACGATGATTCCGCCCGAAGGCGCCCCCGCGTACGTGGCATGGCAGCAGACCGGCTATCCGCTGCTGTTGCAGGTCCGCACGTGCATCGAATGTGGTGAGCGGGTGTTGTTCGCGTGAGCGCCCCGGTCCAGATCGAGCGGTGCTCCGAGACTTGCGGGCGAAAGCCGGGTCACTCGGGGCCACACACTGACATCCCGACTGAGCGCGACCGCGAACGGGCACGCGAGCTGGCCAAGGCGATTCCTTTGGGGATGCGTCGTCGTGTAGCCGTCGGCACCCGCGTCGAATCCCGCGTGCGCAGCGTGTGCGGCAAGGATGGCCAGCGTCGCTGGGCCCGAGGCATAGTCGTCGGGCACGAGCCCTCGCTTGACCTGCCGCTGGTCTGGTGGGACGACGAACGCGGGCTCACACCCGAGGCCGTAACAGACGACGAATTCGAGGTGTGCGGGTGAGCAGGAAGATCCCGCTTCGGGCACGCGATGGCAGCATTCGAATGCCGCCTGACCTCGCCATCGTCGAGGACTTGCCGCTGGTGGAGTGGTCGGATGAACGTGGCCTCTCGCCCGAGGCGGTCCAGGACCAGTACGAGATCGTGCGATGACGAGCGCCCAGGTTCAGGCGGCGGCGTGCTTGGGCTGCGGCCAGGCTTGGCTGTTCCCCGACGAGCTGCCCGAGTCCAACGACCCGCGCAACCAGTTTCCCGTTGAGTCCGGGCCGTGGGACTTGCCCTGCCCCGACTGCGAAGGTGTGATCTGGATCACGGACCCGATGCCACGCAGCGAGTTCGAGGCGAGCCGCAATGTCTGACCTCGCCGTCGTCCAAGACCTGTCGCTCGTCCCAGGTGGGATGGAGCGGAAGCTCTGGCGCGAGGTCCCAGGCGGCCTGATCGAATACCTCGAGGCCGAGGCTGGCTGGCTGACGTTGAAGGGCGAGCCCCGGCTGCGCCCCTACCGCAGGTATCTCTGGACGCCAACCGACGGCGAGCCGATCAAGCTCCCGTCGGTCAGCCACATCTGCGACCAGGTGTGCCCGAAGGACGGGATCCCCTACTGGAGCGAGGCCCGAGGAATTGAAGGAGCGCTGACCGCATTCAAGGCTGGCTGGCTGACGGTCACGAGCCGAGCCTTGGACGCGATCGCCATCGTCCGCGAGCACAACCTCGGCGCTGAGGCGGCGAAGAACCGGGCGGCCAAACGGGGGTTGAACGTCCACGCGATCAATGACCACTACATGAAAACTGGCGAGCCGCCTAAGCAGTCGGACCACCCGGCCGAACATCGCGGCTTCATCCGCTCGTGGTCCAAGGCGACGCTCATCCTCAAGCCCGAGCCTGTCGCGGTCGAGCAGCTAGTCGTGCATCCGGACGACCTCTACGCAGGCCGCCTGGACATGCGCGCGATCGTCCGAGGCGAGTTGGAGCTCGACGAGTTTAAGACCCAGGAGTGGGGCGGCCTGTTCAGCTCGACGCATCTCCAAGCGATGCTGTATGAGCGCGCCGCCGTGCGCTGCGGCGATGAGCCGGCCGCGCGCCTGCGAGCGATCGTGCTCCCCGCAGATGGCGACTGGAACGAGGACCAGCACACCATGATCGTGGCTTGGCCTGACTCGAAGGTCGAAGCTGCGCTCGCCTGGTTCCGGGAGAAACGAGCCATCGACTCTGCCTGCGGAGCCCGTAACCGGGCGGTGAGGACGTGAGCGCGCACCGGGTTGTGATCGAGTTCGATGATGGCGTGCGGGCCAAGCTCGTCTGCCCAGAGTCGGGCTGCATGCCAGCGCAGAACTGCGCTCAATGCGGCCGGGACCTACGACCGCGTGACGAGGCCGAGCAGCAGGCGGAAGGCATCGAGCCTTGCTACGACTGCAAGGACGCCGAGTCATGGCGAGACGAGTGCTGGATCAAGACGTGGTTCGACAACATCGACGCCACAGAACTGCTCGCCGGGAAGGTGACGGTCGAGATCGACGCCGAGTGGGACCTAGACCACATGGTCGCACACATCATCGAAACGGAGCCATCGGCCGGAGAGGCAGGCACGGGCGTGAGCGCGGACCGCACCCTGACGGGCGTGATCGCCGAGCGGCAACGTGAGCGCAACCGCCTACATCGGCTCGCCGGAGCACTGCGCCGCGTGCTTGACGACCAGCGCGCAGAGACGGGCGTGGACGAGTGGGACGAGTCGGACTTCCGCTGCTACGCCTACAACGCCGCCGAAGCAGTGCTGGAGCGCGGCATCCACGGCGACGCGCGCCTCGATGAGTGCCTTGACCAGGCAGACCCGGAGGCCCTATGACCCCCGTCTCCCCCTCCCACAAAGCCGGCGACGGCGTCTTCGAGTACCTGGCCGAGCGCCCTTCCATCGGGCTCACGCCTACGGAGTTGGCATACGCACTCAAGCGGCCCGTAGAGGAGATCGAGACCGACGTGGCGCAGCTTCTCGTTGACGGCCGGCTAAACGCCGGCTACGGCCACTACAGCGCGCGTCCCTGCGGACAGGAGTCGCCCGCGCCGGTCGAGGTCCACTACGGCATCTGTCGTCTGCCTGTCGGGCATCGTGGCCCCTGCGAGTGGACGCCTGCTCACACACGAAGCGAGCCCGGTATGACTGTCGGCTCCCCCTCCCACGAAGCCCACAGGAGGCTGATATGAAGATCATCGTCCAGCATGGCGGGTACGGGTGCGACACGGGCTGTTGCGGGCACTGGGTAGAGTGCGACGACCCCGAGCAGCAGCCGCCGAGAACACGGGGTGGCTTCACTTTCGAGCACGCCTCCCATGACGGCGAGACTCCTCAGCAGTTCGCGGAACGGCTCGTGCGCGAAACCTTCGGCGATGAGCATGTAGCTGACCTTGACTGGGAGAACTGCCAAGTCGTCGAGGATTGTGATTGGTGATGCGGGGCTCCCCCTCCCACGAAGCCAAGGCGGCCGATGCTTAGCGGTCTCGACAGGGAGATCGTCGGCGTGAACGTCGCGGGATGCGACGCGCTCTGCTTGCCGTGCGCGGCGAAGCGACTGGGCGAACCTCGCTGCGCACGAGTGATCGCGGGGCTTGAGGATCGCCGGCACCTTGAATGGGGTGCGCCCGAACCGATCAACCGATACAACGCCGAAGACTGGGCGCAGGACAATGCCGAGGAATGCAACTGCGAGCGTGAAGTGCCGCTCGGCGAGGTCTGCGAGAACTGCTGGATGCTGTGCTGTCCCGACTGCGGCAAGCGCCTCGACGAGCCGCCGAAGGCCGAGGCTGCGACATGACCGGCTCCCCCTCCCACGAAGCCGGCGAGGCGACGTGATGGTCGTCTATGCGATCGGCACGCGCTTGCGTCATCACGCTGGCAGCCTGTGGGAAGTCACAGGACACAACGAGCTCACGGGCGACTATGGGATCAAATGCCTGATCGGGACGGTGCGAGAGGGCCTGATCGGTGGCGAGGTCGCGGGCTCCGTGCGCTCGGGCATCCACGCCGACTACCTGCACGGCGACGGCTGGCGAGTCGAGATGGCCGATGAGGTGGACTGGTAATGGGCGTCTCCCCCTCCCACGAAGCCAAGGCGGGCGAATGAGCAAGCGAGGCAAGCGAGCGTCGGCGCGTAAGTGGCGAGGCGGCACGTCGGGCGGCATGAGCAAGCACCGCACGTCGGGCCGCGCTCCGCAGTTCGGGACGCAGGAGATCGCGCGACTGATGAACGAGGAAGCCACGAGGCGACCGAGGGCCTATCGCATGTTCGCGTCTATGGCGGCGCTGATGCGCTCACGGCGGGGGCCGGTATGAGGCGCGTCTTGCTTCAACGTGGCACGTACCCCTCTGGGTGGAAGCTGACGCTACTCTCACCCACCTTCGAACCGGGCGCGAGACACCACAGGTATGGCCTTCGGCTAGAGGTTCGCCGTCCGGCCGGCCACACTCAGCACACGCGGATCGTCGAATGCTTCATCGGCCGGCCACACCCTGACCTGCGTCACGGCGGTGTGGGCACCCTGACGGTGGAAGCAAAGACATGGCGTGCGTGGCTGCACAAGTCTGCGGGTCCGGGGTCCAGTGCAGGCCGCAAGGTGTTCATTCGGCTGAAGGTGGGCACAGGCGGGAAGCGCGGATGACGCCGACTGACTCCGCAGCCGCCAAGGCCAGTGATCCGTCGCCCTCGCAGTTGCGGGCGCGTGCCAAGGAGCGGCGGCTGGAACTTCTCGCATGGATCCGCGAGCGGCCCGAGCACCAAGGACTGACCACGCGAGAGCTTGTGAACCTGTCGGGCATCTACGACCGGGACGAGTATTGCGGCTGGCTCGGGAGCCCGATCTCACGCGCCAATCGCGATGTGAGGGCACTCCAGCGCGAAGGGCTGCTTAGGTATGCGGTCTATTCCTATCCCGCTCGCTGGGAGCTTGCCTCGTGACCGTCACCCGCTCCAGCACGGCCAAGAGCGGCGTCCTCCCCATCCCCAAACCCGAGCGCCCTCCGAAGGGACGACGCGAGCGCGAGAGGCCGGCGCTCTACACCTACGGGTTCCTGCCGGGGGAGAAGCCCGAGTGCTGGCTGAAACAGTTCGCGCCCGACGTGCCGTGCGATGGCCGGATGCAGTGGTGTCACCTGATCCGCGAACAGACGATCCGCAAAGAGGTCTCGCGCGCGAAGGCTGTGCTGTGGGACCAGCGCGTTCTCCAGGCCGCCTGCTATCGGCATCACACGGCTCTCGACCACTTGAAACTGGTCATCCCGCGCTCGGCTCTCCCCGCGAGCGTTGAGGAATTCGCCGCAGAGCACAAGATCGACTGGTGGCTGACGAAACGCTACGGGGAGCGGACGGCGTGAGCTCTCGCCGAAGCGCTGTCTTTTTTGCGTCGGACGTGACGACAGCGGCGGAGGAGGCGGCCTGCGCGATGGCGGACCACCTGCCCAGCGACGACTTGCTTCCCGAGCTGTCTAACTCAGTCGAATGCGCGATCGTTGAGTTCTTTCAGAAGCTCTCGAACGGGGAGCGTACCGCGTGACCGCGCACACGGCGATGCTGCGGCTCTACGCTGCGGATGAGCTTGGCCCGGACGGCTACCCGCTGGTCTGGCATCGCTGCCCGCGCTGTAAGGGAACGGGCAAGGTTGGGAACCCCGAGCACCCGGACTGCTGCGGCACGTTCGCTGGCGGCTGCGGGGGCAGCGGGTCCCTGAAGGCCCGCGTCCGCTCCGAAGCTGGCAACCGCTGCGTGCGCTGCCAGCATCCCTACCAGCCGGGCGCGGGTGAGTGGTCGCGTTGCGATGAGCGATGTGTCCACGACGGGCCGCTCCGCGTCGGAGGGCGCCCGGAGGTCAAGGACCCCTTCACTGCGATTACGCCACCGCCTATCGACCCCGGCTTGGCACCACCCCGTGTGTGGGTCGAGCGCGGCTGGGCCTGCTACGCGCAGTGGCGCATCCTCACCGTCCACCACCTCGGGGGCCCGACGCGCAAGTTCGACTGCCGCTGGCATCAGCTCGTGGCCCTTTGCCAGCGATGCCATCTTGAGATTCAAGGGAAGGTCAACATGGAGCGCGCCTTCATCTTCGAGCACAGCGCTTGGTTCAAGCCTTATGCAGCAGGCTGGTATGCCTGGAAGTATGAGGGCCGGGAGATCGATCGTGCCGAGGCAGAAGCAGATCAGGACCGGCTACTCGCATTGGAGCGCCTGGTTTGATGGCGTGGCAATCGAAACAGGCGCAGCGTGACTATCTCCGGGCGAGGGAGCGGCGGCTGATTGCCGCCGGTGGCTGCCGCGTTTGCCTTACGACACCCGCCGACCCCGGCTATGCGAGCTGCGAGCGATGCCGTACGAAAGAGCGCGAGAAGTACGCGTGTCGGCGTGACGCTGGAGCACATGATCTCGGTGCCCGACGTGCGGCGACCCTGCTGAGACGCTACGGGATCACGGCGGCTGAGTATGACGCGCTGTTCGCGCGACAGGGCGGCCTATGCGCACTCTGTCGCAAGTCGAATAAAGGACGCGGTCGAATGGCGGTTGACCACGATCACGCGACTGGACGCGTTCGTGGCCTGCTCTGCTTCCACTGCAACACCGCACTCGGGCGACTGGAGTCCATCGGGCTTGACGCTGTGGCCATCTATCTCGGACAGGAGCTTGACCGCCCCGAGGCCGAGGCGCGCCTCGATGAGCTGCTGGCGTACGAGAGGCTCGCATGACCGACCTCGCCGCGATGGTCTGCACCTGCGGGCATAGCGCCTACTGGCACCAAGGCTGCTGCGACAAATGCGACTGCCCGAAGTTCTCGCTCGCCCGCATTGACACCTACGAATCGCTGCGCGGCGAGATCGCCCGGCTGACCAAGGAGCGTCCGGCGTGAGCGATCTTGCGCAAGCGCTCATGGTGGCGATCCGCGTGCACGCCGACCAGCGCGACAAACAGGGCGAGCCATATCTGCTGCACGTGCTGCGGGTCGTGGAGGCCGTCACCTACGACACGAGGGTTGTCGCGGCGCTACACGATGTGCTGGAGGACGGGACGCCCAGCGTCGAGCATTTGCGTCCCGTTGGGCTGTCAGAGGACGAGTGGATCGCACTGGAAGCCCTGACACGGAAGCCGGATCGCTGGTCCTACAGGGAGTACATTGACCAGATCGCGGGACACGCGGGCAGCGGCGGCGACATCGCCCGCGAGGTCAAGCTAGCCGACCTCCGCGACAACCTCGGACGCATCCCGGGCCCCGACCTATTGCTGAGCTTCGCGCCCGTGGAGCGGGACGCAGTGGCCGCGAAGTGGGCATCTCTCAAAGCCCGTTACGAGAAGGCGATCGACACCTTGGAGCGGGTCGCGTGAGCGCGCAGCCGCGACGATGGACGCTGCGACGGCCGAGCGATGCCTTCATGGCTCGTCAGGCGATGCCCAGCCTCCTGGGAGGCCTCGGCGCACCAGGCGATGCTTGTCCAGCGATCGAGCCCGGCGAGAAAGAGGTCCGCGTGCGTGAGGATCGAGCGACCGCAGCCGACATCGAGGCCGCGACGGAGGCGATCATGGCGAGCTACCGCAACCCTCAACGGGGCGATCGTAAAGCCCTCGAACGGCAGCGCTCAACAGCGCGTAAGCAGGCCCGGCTCGCCCTCGCTGCCGTGTTCTCAGAGGTGGAAGATGGCTGAGAGCACACCCCGGACATGGACGCTGAGCCGACGGCCACACCCCGACCACTTCCAGACTCTGGCCGAGGGAGAGCGGGTCGAGGTCATCGAGAATGGGGTATCCACTTTGATGGCCCGGAGGGAGAGGTGAGGTATCGCTTCGCAATCTGGCTCCTGCGCCCGCTGCTCATAGCTGAGCGCTGGAGATGTATAGGCGCGCTGGAGGCAACGGACGCAACCGACCGCAAAGGGCTGCGTTCTAGCGGCTATTTCCAGGGCCGTATCGGCGTTCTCGATGATCTGATCGCGCGCAAGTCGATCCCATGGATGGGACGCGGTCCCGTCACATTCGGAGACGACGATGCCTGACCAGGGCCGGAGCGAGACATGAAGCCGTTCTACGAGGACGAGCTGACGACGATCTATCACGGCGACTGTGTAAAGCTGCTACCGGAGTTGCCCAAGGCGGATCTGATCTTCACGTCGCCTCCCTACAACCTCGGTATCACGACGGGCGGTGGCTTCGCTGACGTTCGGAAGTATCCCGATATGGCGATGGGGAAGTGGAGCGGCGGGAAGCTTGCTTACGGCTACGAGGGCCACGAGGATGCAATGCCACTGGACGAGTACGAGGCGTGGCAGCGCTGCGTACTCCGCGGCTGCTGGGCCCAGCTCAGCGAGGTCGGGGCGATCTTCTACAACCACAAGCCGCGCGTCCAGGGCGGACTCCTTTGGATGCCATTGGAGTGCAATCCGGGGCTGCCGCTGCGACAGATCATCATCTGGGCCCGCGCTGGTGGTGTTAACTTCGCGCCGACGCACTATTGCCCGACGCACGAGTGGATCATGGTTCTCGCCAAGCCGGATTGGCGGCTCAAGAACAAGGGTGTGTCGGGCCTCGGGGATGTTTGGCGAGTCAATCAGGAGCCGAGCGACCATCCGGCGCCGTTCCCGCTTGGCCTGCCCGGCAAAGCGATTGAGTCGGTCGGGCCCAGCCTAGTGCTCGACCCGTTCATGGGCTCTGGCACGACCCTCAGGGCGGCGAAGGACGCGGGTATCCGTTCAATCGGAATCGAGACGAGTGAGCGCTACTGCGAGATGGCCGTCAAGCGGCTCGCGCAGGAGGCGCTCACATGGGCCAGCTAAGTAGATACCCCATCATCGAGAAGGAGCCGGTCTTCGACCTGCTGGAGCGCTGGTTTGAACTGCGGCCCAGACGGGCTCCCCTCCCGGGGTCGGTCGGCGAGGAGCTCGTGCAGCTTACCGAGGCCTTTCTCCGCGACCACGGCCGTCTGAAAGCCGACTCCGATGAGTGAGCGCGCAGTGAAGCGACCTTGCCACGGCGATGTCTGGGAGCAGATGCCAATGCGGGAGGGGAGTCCTAGCCCGCGCGGTAGATTCGTGGTTCTGCACGTATGCGGTCATCATGAGCCGCCAGAGGTTACGGGCGTGTGGCAGTCCAACGGACACGCTGATCCAGCGCTGCCTGATTCGATTCCCCTCCCGCGATTCGAGGAGCAGTTTCGGCTGGTAGAGCGGGAAGCCACCGATGAGTGAGCGGGACGTGAGCGGATTGAGTTTTGGGGGTCTGCGCGAGCGCGTGATCGACGAGGGGATCGAGGCCGTACGCCGGGACTATACGAGGGCCGATCAGAAGGAAAAGCTGGAGGGGTCAGTCGCGGGCTTTGAGGGATGCCGTGGCCTCGACCAGAACGAGCTGGCGGACCTGCTCACGACTGCGCGCGGGTGGGCGAACAAGCGGGCGCTGAGGGCCTACGACGATGCCGAGGCTGGCCGTAGCTACTGGTGGCACCGCTGCTTTGAGCTTGAGGTCGAGTGGGTCTGCAACGTTCTTTCTGCCGCCTTGATGAACAGCGGCCTGCCGACCATCGTTCCGCCGACCGCACGCGGGGCCATGAAGGCGGCGCAGATCCTCGGAGTGGCTGACCGATGAGTGAGCGTCTACAGGTCGAGGTCATACGAGCCGACGAGCTTGCCGTGGGCGACGAGGCGATCATCGTGGAGTTCCGGGGCAAGGTCGCCGCGACGCGAGCGCTGACCCGCAACGACGGTCCACACTTTCGACAAGGGGTCTGGATCACCCTGGCCAGCGACGAGGGCGCAGAACTGTCGAGCGACTCACCCGTCTTGCGTGTGGTTCGTGCCCCAGCCGAGCCGACAGAGGCACACGCGAAGGCGCTCGCGGCGCTTCTCTACGAAGACCAGAACCCCGGCACTCTCGGGCATCGCGTATGGGCCGACATTCCGCCCGTCTATCGAGAGGCGTGGTTCAGGCGAGCCAACCAGCTTCTCGCTCTCGTTGCTCGCGCCGAGACGGACTCGGAGAAGCCGTCGTGACCGTAGCCGTCTACGACCGCTTCCTCGCGCCGTGAGACTCGCGTACGCTGATCCGCCCTACCTCGGCTGCTGTGGCCTGTACGGCCACGATCACCGTGAGGATTGGGGATGCTGGGACTTCGCGGTGAGCCACGCGAAGCTGATTGAGCACCTAACGATCCGCTACCCGGATGGCTGGGCGCTAAGCGCCAGCTCCCCTTCGCTGAGGACGCTTCTGCCGCTTTGCCCCGAGGATGTGCGTGTCGCTGCGTGGGTCAAGCCGTTCTGTGCGTTCAAGCGTGGCGTGCGCCCCTGCTATGCATGGGAGCCAGTGAGCTTCCGCGGCGGCCGCAACCCCCCCGGCACGCCCCACGCGCCCCCAGAGAAGAACGGCGCGCAGACAACGCCCAAGGACTTCATCGCCGAGTCGATCACGCTACAGAAGGGGCTGACGGGCGCTAAGCCCCTGAAGGTCTGTCGCTGGATTCTCGAACTACTCGGCTACCAAGAGGACGACCAGCTGGTGGACCTATTCCCTGGCACTGGAGCAATGGACGATGCGTTGGCTCGGCCTCCCCTGTTCGACACCCTGGAGCCAGTGACGTGGCGCTAAGCGGCTTCGCGATCAATGGCACGGGCTTCTTCTCCCCACCGTTGACGATCGCTGGCCCCGTCCGGGCCGATTGCTCGAGCGAGGACCACGCGGGCAGCGTTTACGTCACGGTCTGCTCGGTAGCCGCATGCGCACTCATGTACGCGCTGCTCGAGCGTCTTGGCCGCGATCGTGCCGCACTCCGCGCACGTCCTGCTCGTGTTCCTTGCATCGACCGGGATCACCTGGCGGCCAGCATCTTCCGCTTTGTCCGCCAGGTACGTGAGGAACTGTCCCCACCCCTGATCGTTCACGTCTCGTGCGAGGGCGCTCCGGGCGAGCCCACGCACATTCAAGTTCTCGACCGCGATCACGTCGAAGCGCTCGACCAGCTGCCGGCTCAGCTTGTGCGCGTGGTCGCGACGCACATTGCGCTCGTGTTCACGGTGGCGGCCGAGCAGCGTCGCCGCCTTGCGCCTGCCGTGAGAGCCGCGCTGACGCCGGGCGACCCTGCGCGCGGCGCGTCTGACCTTCGCGGCTGCGGCGCGCTGCGCCCGCGGCCCGGCGATCAGCTCGCCAGTCGAGAGGGCCGCGAAGGTGGAGACGCCAAGATCGAGCCCGACGCTCTCGCCCGTCGCCGGCAGCGGCCGGGGTGCCACGCCGTCGAGCGCGATCGACGCGAACCATCGGCCGTTGCGGCGTGTCACCTGCGCGGTGCAGAGCTTCGCGCCAGCGGGGAGCGCCCGGTGCATCTTGAGCTTGACGTGCCCGACGGCCTGCAAGCGCAGCCGGCCCGCGTCCGTGACCGCAGCGCCATTACCGATCGCCCACTCCAGCGTGTCGAACCGCTGACGACTGCGGAACCTCGGATAGCCCGGCTTCTCGCCCGCCTTGCATCGACGGTAGAACGCCTGCATCGCTCGATCGAGACGGCGCAGCGTGGCCCGCTGCGAGTTGAAGCTGACCTCGGGGTCGAGGATTCCCTCAGCACGGAGCGTCTTGAGCTCGGCATCCTGGTCATAGAGGCTGACCGACCGGCCCTGCTCGTGCCACGCGTCGCGGCGATGCTGGAGCGCCGCGTTGTACAGGTCGCACGCTTCGCCGAGCTGCTGCTCGAGCGCCTGTGCCTGCCTGCGCGTCGGATACAGGCGATATCGGTAGGTGCGGCGCACCCGCGCATCGTCTACAACGCGCCGGACATCACCGCGACCCTGGAGTCAGCGTGACCCCGCAACTGCGCGCCGCTCTCGATGATCCGAAGGTGGCGGCGGCAAAGGCGGCTCTGGATGAGGCTGAGCGAGCCGAGCATGCCATGTTGGAGATCGCAGCAGCAGCAGAACGCGCCTGGAAGGAGGCGGTTGCTCGCCGGGAGGCCCGTTTCTGGGCCTACGCAAAGGCGCTCGAACGCTATCGGGAGCGAGCGTGACCCCGGCGGACAAAACATGATCTTCAAGCCCGAGCTTGCAGCGAAGGTGATGGCTGGCGAGAAGACGGTCACGCGTCGCCTGTGCTCGGACAACCCGCGCTCGCCGTGGTGGCATGAGCGGTGCATCTACGTGCCGGGCCAAGAGTTCTCGGTACAGCCGGGGCGTGGCAAGCCGCGCGTCGGCACCGCGTGCGTCGTCCTGTGCTCGAGAATGATGCTCGGCGAAATGTGGAGCGCAGAGGCCAAGCGAGAGGGCTTCACGAGCGTCTCGGCATTCATCGCCGCATGGTCGGAGATCAACGGCTGCTTTGATGTCTTCGCGCGGGTCTGGCGCGTCGAGTTCGAGGTGCTCCGGTGAGCCGAGACGACCTCAAGCTGGCGGCCGACCTGATTGGCAACCTGCTCTGGCTGGCCATCGCTATCGCCCTGATCGTGCTACTTGCCACTGGCGATCTGACCGTCACGGCGCACTTCCGTTGACGCGAGCCGCGTAACCCCCGTTGCTGGTCCATTAGTTTTGGGGGGCCTGCGAACCCGGCGCTAATCGCCCCAGTCGATCGCCCTCATCTCGGCGGCGAGTTCGGGGTCGTTGACGTGAAGGTAGATGCTGGTGGTCTCGATCGAGGCGTGTCCCATGAGCTGCTGGAGCTTGAGGATCGAGACGCCGTGGCCCAGGCAGTCGGTCGCAAAAGTGTGGCGCAGCGTGTGCGGGTGCGCCTTCTTTGTGTCGATGCCGGCCTTGAGCATCCGCCGTCGAATGCTCTTATAGGTCGAGTCGGTGGTGACGCCGAGGTTCGGCAGCTCGCCGTGGCGGCTACATGCGCCACGACGGATTGAGATGAACAGCGGCGCGTCGTCCTTGCGGGTGCGCGAGTAGCGCCCGCGCATCTGAAGCCAGCGGGTCAGCAGATCGAGCGTCGCAGCGTCGGCGTAGACGGTGCGCTCCTTCTTGCCCTTCCCGGTCACGCGAATATTGCCCGTCTCCCAATCGACGTCGCCGAGCCGGACACCGCACGCCTCGTGGATACGCAACCCACAGCGATACATCAGCTGCATGATGCAGCGGTCGCGGAAGCCTGTCGGCACTCGCATGTTGGGCGTGCTCATCAGCTTCTTGACCTCTGCGGCGGTGAGCACGCCCGGCAGCCGCCGCCCCTTGCGCGGGCCTCGGTGCGCGGTGCGACTGAGTGCGGTTTTGCTCGCAGGCACGGGCGCCTCTTTCCGGGCTGGCAGGGAGTGCGACAAATAAGGATTCCTCGCACCCTATCGACCCACTTTGCGGGGCGGCGACGGTAGGATGGACTCTATCGTGCGAAACGACGAGTGCTTTGAGTGTGGGGCGCCAGCGGTCGAAGATCATCACGTGATCCCTCGATCGCGCGGTGGAACCAAGACCGTGCCGCTCTGCGCAGCCTGCCACAATCTCGTCCACGATCGCGATGGCAACCGGACGGATTCGGTGGCCACGCTGATCGCTGAGGGCCACTCACTACCGCGCGCCCGCAGCCACCAGCAAGTTCTCCGGGCGCTGCGGCGGGAGAAAGTTCGAGTGGCCGAGCCGCCGCAGCTGGTCAAGGACCGCACGGTCGCAGGGATGTCCTATGAGGAGTGGCGGCCGTGGCTGGACAAGACGCTCCGGACCGAACGCGAGCTGCGCGAGAAGGTCCGCGCTGCGCTGGAGGACAACTGAGCCTTGACATACCGGCAGCGGGCCGCTAGCATCCCGCGTGTTGTGAGCGCACCCGACCAGACCCTCGCCAAGACGCTGCGCCAGGTGCGGCGCCTGCGCCACGAAACCCAGGAGGGCTTGGCGCACAAGGCGGGGCTTACCGGCGCGGCCTACGCCCGAATCGAGCGCGGCACGGCCAACCCGTCATGGACGACGGTCTGCCGGCTCGCCCGAGCACTCGGGACCAGCGTGAGCGACATCGCGCGCTTGGTAGAGGACGAGTCGTGACCGACCACGACACCCCACAGACCGCACGAGGAGGCCGACCGTGGCTAGCGAGGACCGGGAGTGCGCATTTCGATCGCCTCGGGATGGCGGCACGATCGAGGACAGGCCCTCGAGTGCACCGTGCGAGTTCGCTGGCCATGAATGGCGAGACGCTGGCGGTGGCCTCGAGATCTGTGTGCTGTGCGAGGCCGAACGTTGGGCTGCGGAGGCCCGTGATGGCTAGCGTGGACCGGGAGCGATTCTGCAGCTGCGGCGGCTACTGGCAGGTGTTCGAGAACGGGACGTTTTGTAAAACGTGCGACAAGAGAAGGATCACGCCGCTCTATCTGACGGATCAGCCGGGCGGCAAGCGCGCTGTTGAGCATGGCTGCACCTGCCCGGTCGAGCAACCCGAGGCGATGTCTAACCGCTTCACCGCCGACAAAGAATGCCCGCTACACGGCCTGCACATTACCAAGGCGACGATCGAGAGTGCGTCATGACTGAGGACCGGGAGCTATCGCCAGCAGAACAAGAGGCGCTGGAACGCTCAGCTGGTGCGCGGATTGGACGATGGGAGCACTCGGAAGCTCGTGAGTTGAAAATCTGGCGTGACGCTATCGCCTACGCCGAGCAGCAACAAGGTGGCGACGTGGTGTTGATCGCTCGGTGTCCCGAGCACGGTCTGCACGGACAGCGCACCACCTGCTTCGAGTGCGGTGGACTGGTCGACCAAGTGCCGTTCACGGCCGCCGAGCAGCGTCATGTCGAGC